TACAGGAATAGTTTTAAATCCTAGTGCTTTTACTGGTACAGGAGGAACTAATACTGATTTCCAATTAGGTGCTGGAACTTATAAAATAATAGCTAGAGCTGCTGGATACAATGGGTCTGCTACAGTAATAGTAAAACACAAAATAAGAAATACTACTGATGGTATTGATGTTGTTACTGGAGAAGCGGTTAGAATAACTCCTGGTATTGGATGTGCGGATTCTTTTGCCGATGAATTTACAATTACTGGAACAAAAACATTCCAAATGATGTCTATAATGGGTTCGGCTTCTGGAGTTTTTGGAGTTGCTTACGGAGATGGGTCTAATGAGACTTATGCTAATATTCAAGTAATTAAAATTAAATAAGGAATAAAATATGGATATCGCATTTTTAATTGAAGAATACCTAAAAGATAAAACAGCTTTAAGAGATACAGAAAATGACTCGATTAATATCGTTAATAATCAAATTCAGGATTGGAGATTTACTAATATAGCTTGCCCTACTCAAGAAGAGTTAGATGCTTTAATTCCAGTTGTACAAGCTAAACAAACTAAGGAAAAATTAATAGCAGACAAATTGGCAGTTGGAGCTGCTGCAAGAGAAAAGTGTCAAAAAGTGTTAGATGTAATTGCAGGATATAACGAATCAAATTTAACAGCTACTCAAATAGACTCTATGGTTACAACATTTTCTCCTATATTAATTCAACTACAAATGAATAGACCTACTTCGGCATTGTCCCTAATAAACTCAGTTACAGCAGATGGGACAATAGTAACTCAAGAAATGAAAGATATAATTGTGGGGATATTAAGTGTTTAACTATTTTAAACCTGGATATGGTTTAGTTACAAAACAAGATCCTAACTCTGAGAATTGTAATTTATTCTACTCGGAGCTAGTAACTCTAAAGAAACCAATATCCGATGTAGATAGCTTTTTACTACACAACATGTTCACCAATAACATGATTCTAAAATACAACTGCAAACGAGACGTATTCAATAGGCGTTCTGGAAATGATACGCGATCTGTTTCTCAAGATGAAATATCGGGATGGGTACACTCTAGCTACCTGTTAAATACTGAACATAAAAAAATAATTTGGAATCACTTGATTTCACATTTCGGATCATATAACAATACAGGAAAATTAATGGACTACCTACCTTTTAATCCTGCTAACTACTATTCATGGGGAATCTTATGCGATTCATGGCTTGCTTATTTATTTTTACCTTTCTACGTAATAAATCTAATAATCGCTTTATCGAAAGAAGCAAACAACACATCGACAAAAATTCTGTATTGGTTGGATATGGTGAATATGCCACAGACTTTTATAAATAAAATACTTAAAAAATTTTATGTTTATAGAATGAAAAAACAATATGGTGAAAAATATATTAACTCAATTCTTAGATACTACTTTTATGGGGAAGATAAAGATTTTCCAATTTTTGTAGAATTAGATAAGAGAGGAAATGTCTATGATCTCTAGAGAAGAAATATTAAAAGGTAAAGAGTGTCCAGAAGAGTTAGAAGAAAACTTATTAGAGCTCTTAATAAAAGTAAATAAGATAAGAGATGCTTTTGGATTTCCTATGCATGTAACTTCTGGGTTTAGAGATAGGTTAGATCAAATCAGAATTTATAGTGCTAAAGGGATTACAGATGAATCTAAAATGCACATGGGTAGTAAACATTTTACATGTCAAGCAATTGACGTTTACGACCCTGACCATAAATTACAAAATTACGTAAAAGAAAATATCCACTTAATGGAACAAATTGAAGTTTGGTTTGAAGATTTTAGTAATACAGCTAATTGGGTACACATACAATCTGTGGCCCCAGCTAGTGGTCATCGTTTTTTTAAACCGTAGGAGTTAATTAGTGGAAATGATTCTTCAAGGATCTGTAGCTACAGCACTGTTAGGGGCAATTTATTTTTTAGTAAAATTGTTCTTTAATGAGAAATGGAAGGCTGGAGATAAAACTAAAGAATTACTAGAAGATCACATTAGAAAAGAAGCAGAAATGAACGCTGAAATGAAAAGAAATTTAAACGACCGACTTGATCGTATGGTTTCTAGTCTCAACGAATCCTCTCAAAGAATTATTGCAATTCAAGTTAAAACAAATGAAGAACTTTACGATCTGAGAAAAAATATGACTATTAAAATAGATCAAACAGATCTTAAAAAAATTACCCACGACATAGGAAATTTAAAACAGGCAATTAGTCTAGTACATCAGAGTGTAAAAGCTATGTACGAAAAAAGAGAGCAAGAAGCTAAAGAAAATAAAGACAATTTGGTAATACTAAAAAAGGGGTAAGTATGGATAAAAATACTATGCTGGTATTCATCGCTCAGGGAGTAACTTGTGCTTTATTGGAATTCTTCCTTGGTAAAACAGATAAAGTAAAATCAAATTCAATATTAGAACTTATATTAAACGGCCTAACAAAGATGTTAAAGGCCATATTTAAAAGGGAGTAGGTATGACACCAGAACTTAAAAAACAAATTCTTGAATCAAAAGTTGAAGAATTGCCAGTAGTAGCTATTGAAAATTTACTAGTACCTGCTTTACAAAAAGTAGTTGCTGATACAAAAAATCCAGTTGATGACGCAATTGCGGCTATGGTTTTACCTCCTTTAAAAGTGGAGTTAGAAAAATTAATTGCAGAGTTTATTGCAAAATTTAAAGCTGCTTAATGGAAATTTACCTATCAAGTGTATTTAAAAAATTTGTATGGGACTTAACGGCTAAAGAGGTTATTAATAGCTTTTTAACTTCTTTAGCGATTTCTACAACAGGCCCAATTTCGGTTATCGCTTTTAAAATTTTAATTCCAGTTTTGGATAAGTTTTATGAACTGTTTATTAAACAGGTTAAGCTTGAGACTATTAAATTGGTAAATGATTCCCACCAAAAGGCCCTTGATACCTCTATGGTTAAACTAAAAATTGTGGCCATTGAGTCGGGTATTAACTCCAAGGAGTTTAAAGATGCTCACGAAATTGAAAAAAAGAAATTTTATTCTGCTGTCGAGTCTTCTGGTGATCCTCTCATCTTGCGGATCGGTAGTAATACCTGATTCTAAAATGTGTACGGTAGCTGGATTAATGAGTGCAGGGGCCGACTGTACAACTTTCTATAGTCATCAAAGGACCTCAATGACCTTCGAGGAATTTGTTGCTTTTTTAGAGCCTGATAAGATTAGAGGAGGAGCTATTTGCCAGCCACTATCTGACTTCATGGCCCAGAAAACTGCTATTGAGCAAGCTTGCGTATTATTGGGTAATAGATGCTCTAAAGAAATGAAAGAAAAATTACAGATAATTTCTAAAGAAATTTCTAGTTTTCTTATTGCTACTAAAGGTAAAATTAAATAATTACATTTCTCCTGCAAGTTGATTATATCAACGTCAAGGAAGATTTTGATAAATATGGTAGCTAGGAAGTTGCAAATTTCTAGCTATTTTATTCAAAAAATCCTAATACCCAGAAAAATAAAAATAAGAATAAAACTGCGAATAATATAATATTTAAAGACCTTAGATACTCCTTAAATATTGCTCTTTTACTTATCATCTTGTGATCTCTGACAGCTTCATTAGAGGCTGCCATTCTCCTGTTAGGTAGTCATATATTGTCATTGAGTTAGCATCGATCAACATAATTGCCCTAGCTGCTGCAAAAGCTATGTGGTCTTCATTTAGTTCCATCTCATAAAAGGGTAGTCCGTCATCTGTTATCATCAAATAGCCACGACTAGGGTTTCTAGCTTTAAATACGTAAGGTGAGAAAGGTTTCATAAATAATCCATTGGATCGATGTTTTTATTTTTTCTTTCGTATCTTAAAGTAGAGTTGAAACGAGAGGTCTTAATAAGGTGACACTGAATACATAGACGTTGTAAATTAGATTGATCACAAAACATTCTATTAATATATTCATTCCAATCACCACTAAACGGACCAATTTCTTCTTTATGATCAATTTCAAGCTTGCCATCTTTTAAAGCAAACCACTTACCACACTCTTTACAATCGTTTTCCCAAATAAATTTCTCTGTTCCATTCTTGTGCTTACCAAGAATTCTTTTTCTTCTACCCTCATTCATGCATAAACTTCTACCCGACCAAGTGACCGTGGCAGATCGAAGAGTGCTTATTAGATATTTTACTGTATTCTTATCCATTGAATATAATTATCTAATATTTCCTACTGACAACGCAATACCGTAAGCGTCTAAATATATAGTTAAAACGTATAAATGTATAATAATCTAGACTGTTTTGGTTGACGTGCCGTATGCCATTTAGTTTAATCATAAATCACAACGGCATAAACTGGGTACTATATGTATCTAGTATATATCTAACGCTATAGTTACCGTAATTTCTATAGCGTTATTTTAAATGGATAACAGATGATCTTCACAGATTTTGAGTTTACAGAAGTAGTGGAGCCAGTAGTTAAGCTGGTTTGCTGTACTACTTTCGACGACAAAACTGGTGAGACTTTAGAATGGTGGCTACACAATGACCCATTTATGCAAATGGAATTGGCCAGCTACTTAAATAAAAACTCTAATGAAATTTATTTCGGCTATATGGCAACTGCTGAATCTAGATCGTTTATGGCATTAGGTTTAGATCCAGTGAGTTTTAAATGGGTAGATGGGTTTCTAGAGTATAGATGCCTAACAAACCATAATAAGAATTTAAGTTATGGTGATCAACTAGTTAACGGGCAAATTAAAAAGACTAAAAAACCTCCTCCAAAATGGCAAAGAACTGAAGAAGACTCAATTAATGGTTTTAGGCCAACTCATAGTTTAGCTGAAGCTACTTTTAAACTAACTGGCCAGGTTAGAGATACAGAACATAAAGATATAATGAGAGATTTAATTATCTCCAATCCAGAATCATTTACAGAAGAAGAGAAAAAATTAGTTCAAGAATACTGTACAGAAGATGTTATTCACCTTCCTAAAATTTACAGCGAGATAATAAATCAATTTAAAATTGCATTAGGTAAAAGATGTAATCTTGAAATGCTGGAAAAAGAAATGTTACTTAGGGGTAAGTATGCTGCCCTAACTGCTAAGATGGAATCTCGCGGATATCCAATAGATTTTCAAAAGACTAAAAACTTTTCATCCTCAGTTGGCCCTTTATTAGATGAGTGCCAGAGAGAAATTAACGAACTATTCCCAGAAATAAAACCATTCAGATACGAAAGAAAAACTAGAAGATTCTCAATGAATACTAGAAACATTAAAGAGTGGTTAATTAAAAATGTAGATACTAAAAAATGGATGGAGACTGATAATGGTGATTTGTCTTTATCGTTAGATGCTTGGACAAACTTTTACGACTTCAAACATGAATACCCAAAAGATAATTTTGGGGCGCAGATGGTACGTTATTTAAAGTTGAAGCAAAACTTAAATGGATTTGTACCTAGTGCCAGTAAGAATAAAAAGAATTTTTGGGGTGCAGTTGGATCTGACAAAAGAGTTAGACCGTATTTTAATCCTTATGGGTCTATTGGTTCTAGATCTCAACCTGGATCAACTTCTTTTTTATTTTTAAAGCCAGCGTGGATGAGATCTCTATGTTCTCCACAAAAAGGTAGAGCTATTGCATCTATAGATTACGGGTCTGAAGAATTTTTTATTTCTGCTCTAACTAGTAATTGTAAAAACATGATTGATGCATACTTATCTGGAGATGTTTATTTATACTTCGCAAAACTAGCTAAGGCAGTACCTATGGATGGTGCAAGGGAACAATATAAGAAAGAAAGAAACATATTTAAAGCTGTTACTCTTTCAATTTCTTATATGCAAACTGCAAAGGGACTATCCAGAAAACTATCTGAAGAAACTGGAGAAGAATTTACAGAGACTCAGGCCCAGATATTAATCGATAAATTTTATGCTTCTTACCCTGAGTTCAGGGGAAATCAAATAAAGTTAGCTGCTAAATACAAAACAGAAAGTAAATTAAAGCTTCCATGCGGATGGTATCTATTTGGAGATAACGATAACGAAAGAAGCTCAGGAAATTTTAACATTCAAGGTTTTGGGGCATCTATTATGCGTAAAGCAGTTGAGATGGCAGAAGAAGCTGGATTAGAAACAATCGTTACATTACATGATGCTCTTTATATCGAATACGATTCTGGAGATTTTAAAGTACTAGATGCGTTTTTAAAAATAATGAAAGAAGCTTTCATGTTTTATTTTCCAGAAGAACTAAAAGAAACTGCATCTAAAATAAAAATGGATCTATTTAGTTGGAGTCCTGATTATCAAAAAGACTCAACAATAATTACTCCCAATGGAGTTGAAGTAGCTGTAACAGATATTTACGTAGATGATCGCTCAGTAAATGAGTTCAACCAATTCAAAAAATATTTTGAAAATCGTATCGAGGATGACTATCTATGAAAGAAGTAAGAGACGTTCTCTGCAAATTTTATATCAACCTTGAAGATGCAGAACATGACATGAATAGAACATTTCATGAAGTTCCAATAGAAGGAACGATTTCTCCAAATGAGGCAATCATCCCTGTAGAGGTGGACGAATATACTGATGAGTTTGTAAGAATTTTAGTAGACGAGGATAAACCTTCCAAGGGGAATAAAGTTTCACAGGGTGTGTTCAAATTAAAAACTTTAAAAAGAAACACTATATTTGGTGAATTCATCGATTACGCATACATATTTAATCACGTAGTAACTGATGACTAATTACAGTCATCTAAAATAAGCATAGGGGATTTTCCCCATAGCAAGGAGATCACACATGGCCACAGACACTAGACCAGCATTTAAAAGACAGCTTAACATCACTAAACAGGGTGGAATGATTCCTACTTTATTTAGAGGGTGGAAAGATTGGAAAGCTGGAGACGCTTTAATGGCAGAATTCGTTTCAACTAAGATGACTACTTATCAAGGTAAACCATGTCCTAACCACATTTGTAAAGTTTTAGAATGTAACTTTCAAGTTAGTAAAGACGGTAAAATGGTAAATCCAACTGGAGAGTTACTAACTTTAAACTCTGCTGGAACTATCAACAAATTATTAGAAACTGCTGAGAAAGGTATGGTTTTCCAATTTGTTTACGAAGGTAAAAAACGTGGAACAGACCCGAAAGATTTCCAACTTTATCATAATTTTTCAGATACTGGATTAGAAGAAATTACTTCAAGTAATGACTACGAAATGGATGCAAGTGATGCCCTCTAGTAATTTAATTCTTGATATGCCAAGTTCTGAGTATCATGGGGAGAAGAATTCATATTCTTCTTCTCAGCTCAAAACTATGCTCCAAGATCCAGAAATATTTTATAAAAAATATATAACTAAAGAAATTGAGAAAGAGGAAAGTTCAGCATTTGATGTTGGAACATATTTTCATTGTGCAATTCTTGAGCCTGATAAATTAGAAGCTGAGTGTGCAATATATCCAGGATCAATTCGCAGAGGAAAAGATTGGGAAGAATTTAAAAAACTACACGATGGAAAAGCTATTCTTAACTCAAGTGGATTAATTGAGGCCAATGTTTTAATCGGTGCGGTTAAAGAATCACCGATAGCACTCAAACTTTTAAAAGACAGTAGTGTAGAGGTTTCAGCATTTATTGATGTATACGTTTTCAATGATGAAATTTATACAGAAATTGCTAAGAAAACTCACATACTAACTATTGAAGGATGGGTTGAAACTGAGCTAATTGGAATTGCAATGCTGACTGATTTTGCAACTAAGATTAGATTGAAAGTTAGAGCTGACTCAATTCGTATAGGTAGTGGAGTTATTTCTGATTTAAAATCAACTAGAGGAAATTGTAAAGACGAACACTCTATTAAACAAAAAGTTGCAGACTATGACTACGACCTTTCAGCATCTCTATACTTAGATGTTTTTACAGCAGCTACCAATACCGTTTACCATTCTTTCTTCTGGATATTCAGTAGTAAGGACTTCGGTAATTCTAAAACTTGGATTGCCTCTGAAAAAAATAAGAAAGTTGGAAGGGCCAAGTGGAAGAAAGCAATTTTACTATTAGCTAAGTGTATTGAAAACGATTGGACTTTTGAAGATTCAATTGGGGAGTGTGGGCCAACTTTTTATAATGAACTGAACTATTTAAATAATTAAGGAGAATTAAATGTCACTAATAAACGTAACGGAAATTAAAGTTGAATTAACTAGAAACGGTCCTAAAGCTTATGAGAGCAATAAACTAACTGCTACAGCTACTTTACATGAAGGGGCCAGTGCTTTAGACGCTCTTAATGAATTAACTGGAGTAGTATTGGCGGCTAATAATGATGTAGATGTTAGCTCTAATCCAACTGTTGTTACTTCAACAAAAGTAACTCAAAGAAAACCTGAAACTACAATTATCGCTAAACCTAAATTTGAAAAACCAGTGCCAGCTCCAGTAAAATTGGAAGGAGAAAAAGTTGAAGAAGTTAAAGAAAATAAAGAAGAAGTTGAAGCTACTCCTGCTAAAGAAACTAAAGCTACTAAAGCAAAAGCTGCCTTAGCAAAAAGCAAGAATACTCCCTACGATAGAACTTTAGATACCCATAAAAAACTATTGTCTTCATTTCTAGATAACGATTTTCCTGAGTGGAAACAGCCAAAAAATTTAGCTAAAGCTGGAAAAGCTTCAACTGAATTAGCTGGTACAGACTACTTAGACGCTGAAGGAATTATAATCCCTCAATTTAAAGAATCGTTTTTAAATTATTTAAGAGCATATTAGTGACGGAATTAGTTCTTCGAGACTTTCAAAATAAGACTATAGATTATGGAATAAAAAATAATTATTCTATCCTGGCCCTAAGTATGGGCTTGGGAAAATCTGTAGTTGCTTTAGAAATATCTCGAAGAACTAAATTAAAAACATTAATTGTGTGTCCAGCATATTTAAGATTAGTTTGGAAAAGGGAAATTGCAAAATGGTATCCCGATACTATTGTTTCTACTTTCGAATCATCTAAAGATATTTACTACCCAGTTGACAGTGACATCGCAATAATAAGTTATGAGTCGCTAGAAAAATCAGAAAAATTATTTGAGTGGGCCAACTTAGTAGTGGCAGATGAGGCGACATACTTAAAACAAATGACAAGTAAGAGAAGTGAGATATTCCACAAATTCGTATTTGAAAACTCTATCGAAAGATTATTACTGTTAACTGGCACTCCACTTAAAAACAGAGTTTATGAATTCTATTCTCTTATCTGTTTATGTAATTACAATCCTGCAATAATAGACTCTAGTTTCCTTACCCTATACCCATCTTACGTAGAATTTGCCAATAGGTTTTCTTTTCTTCAAGAGTATGAAGTAAAATTAGGTGGAGGAAGAAGCCGTGTAGTTCAACAATGGAGTGGGATTAGAAATGTTGAAGAGTTAAAAGGGTGGCTAAGAAATATTTATATCCGATTTGAGGCCGATAAAGTTTTAGATCTTCCAGAAAGTATATTTAATGATGTGGTAATTTCTGAAATAGATAATCCAGAATTATTAGAGTCTTTTAATAGCTTTATCGAAGAAAATAAAAGTGTTAAACCAGACATAAAAGCAAAAGCTGCTCTAGCTAAAGTTCCATTTACTATTTCCTATGTAAAAGATTTACTTCAATCGGTTGAAAAAGTAGTTGTATATACTGACCATGTTGATTCATGTGAAGCCTTGGCAAAAGGTTTAGAAGCAACTGCCATAACTGGTAATACTCCAATGAAAATTAGAGAGTATTTGGCCAACGAATTTCAAAAAGGTGATTTGCATATTATCGTCGCTACTATTGGATCTTTCTCAACTGGCATAACTCTCACCGCTACAAATCACATGGTAATTTCAGATTATTGTTGGACTCCTGGAGATCTTCTTCAAACATACGCAAGAATTAGAAGAATTGGACAAACTAAAACGTGCTTCTACCATAGAGTAATTGGTAGCTATCAAGATTTATACATCTTAAAAAAACTAGAAGAGAAAAACGAAACTATCAATATCGCAGTTAACTGAGGGTCTATGGGAAATATTAAAATAAGAATAACTAAAAATATCCAGAAAGAGCAAACTTGCTATTTATGTAACAACATAATTAAACCTCTTTGGCCCGCATACTATACTGCTGGAAAAGATAAGGTATTAGGGTTTTATTCTAAATATTCCCATATAGAGTGTTTCATTCAGTTTGTTAGGAAAAACAATGTAAACCTTCCACCAGAACTATTACCAGAAGGAGTTATACTTGAAAAAAGCAGCAATGTTCAAACCGAAAACATCTAACGCTAAAAAATTCAGCAAACCTAGATTATATGAATCAGTAGATTGGATTGAATATAGAAATAAATTTATAGCAGTTAATCCTAAATGTTATGCTTGCGGAGCTAGGGCAGTAATAGTGGACCATGTTGTAAGCCATAAAGGTGATGAGAAAAAATTCTGGGATGCCTATAACTATATACCTCTATGCAAGGAGGATCATGATAAAATCACGGGCCTTTTTGATAGACATGTAGATAGCCGAATTGAACAAAAATTGAGTTGGATAACCGCAAAAAGAGTAGAAACAAATACAACTATTGTGGTTAAGGTTGTTCCAATACCCTTAAAGCAGAGATAGCTGCCAGTTATTTAAGTTATAAATAATGTTTGTATAACCTTTGTAAATCCTCAATTACGGGTAAATTTTACTCTATTTTTAATTAGTCTCGATTTATGGGACTACACTAATATTGTTGATAACAAACGGGGTGTATATGAAGGCAGCAAAAATAGCACTTATTGAAGACAATGATACGGTAATTGAGTTGCTTACTTTTATGTTTAGCACTTCTGAATACGAACTTGATGTCTATAAATCTCCTGACAGCTACATTCCGCACAAAGGCCAACATAGGTGGATCATTTCTGATTGGTGTTTTGGGGGTGTAAATTTAGATGAGTATGAAGAATTAATTGATACCGAAAAATTGGTATTATTCAGTGGAAGTAGTGCTATTAAAAAAATTAAACATGTGGCATATCTAGATAAAGGAGGGGATTCTTGGGAGATATTAAGTTGTTTAAGAAAATTAGAAAATAGGTGAATTACCTGTTTTTTAAATCAAACTTTTCTATAACTTTCTTTTTTAAATCTAAAGTTACATAATTTGAAAGTTCTTTATTTAATTGTAAATACCATTCAGAAATTACTAGAGAATCTGTTTCATAGTTTTCTCTCAACACTCTGACAAACTCTTTGGCCCCGCCTTTTTCTATGTAAGATGCTTTATCGGAAGGAGATAAAACTTTCTCTGCCAGCTCATCAATAAACTTATCAAAAGCACAAGAAACATATTCTATTTTTAGTTGAGTTCCAGGTTTCATAAAGAAATAGTGTGGCTCTACTTTTAAGGCAGTTGATATTTTTTCTAAGTCGTCAGGATTTGGAACAGTTTTACGGTATGCCCATGTAGTTATTCTGCGTTTTGGCACACCAGAAATATCCTCCAAATCTTGATAAGTAAGATTTCCAGCCTTCTTCATGGCGGCTGTAAAGTTTTCTAAAAAATTGGCTACTATTGGCATACATTAAACATATCACAAAACTATAAGTTTACGCAATTTCATAGCTTTAAAAATAAGTCAAAAATTACGGCGTACCGAAATATACCCTTATTGGGGTATTATAAGTACGTGTAAATTATGGAAATACGTATATTTTACTAAAATTGATATTGATATTGCCTTTAGGTTGAGTCATATTCCTCAGAAATAATTTATAGCTTTAAAGTATATTTATACACTTTAATTATATACATAATTTCTATTCGGAGGAGGAGTTATGTCTATCTATCTGCTAATCTATATAAATTATATACCAGTAAGGTTTTTACACAAAATAGCACTATACACTTAGAGGAGTATTAGATATGAATATAGTTGTAAACAGTATTAATAAAGGGCTACCAGAAATGAAGATGAAAAAATTTGCTTCTAAATTATTTTTTGACGGAAAAGAAGGTGTCTACTTAGATGTTTTCTCTGGAGAGTTGATACTACTTGATAATAGAAAAACAGAAGGAAAGGTTGCTACCTACAATCAAACAACAAAGAAGAGAGAAGTAAAAGATACTGCCCTTGTTTGTGACACCATAGTTACATATATTGGAACACTGTAGCATATTAAAAAGAAATATTTGAATAAGTAACTTATTGATAACCACTTGAGTCAGCAATTATAGGATTTTAATATAATGGACGTAGATTTAATATCACCCGAGCAAAAAAGAAAATTGCGAAGGGGGAAAGCTATGAAGCCTTATATTAGTCCTGCCACTAGGGCCAAGTGTGTTGATTGTAATGGAATGAAATTTAAGAAGAAAAAAAGTAGGGAGTATATTAATGAAATACCTAGATGTATTTCATGTGGTAGTACTCCCAATCTTTTTAGGGTTAGTTTTAATACACCTATTATAGGTACTAACTCTATACAGCTAATTCAAAAAACTACTGATGACACCGATAAAAGATTAGATACTGCATCTAGAGCAGATAGTTTCTGTGAATTTATTAAAGATAAATTCGCTAAAGATGGAAACAATTTCGACCCAAGAACAATTGGGAATAAGTCTCAGAGAAATTCCCTCCTTATTAAGAACTGCATGTACCAATATCTAGAATATCAAAAAGATAGGGTCGGTAATTCTTTTTCTGATAAGCTAACTCCAGGAGGGTATGCTAAAAAAGAAAGAGTAGTCAGACTTTATATGATCCCAATTTTTGGGGAATATTCTTTTTCAGAACTAAGCTACCAAGTTTTAAGTAAACAATTACTAAGCTACAAATATGTTAATAGATTTTCTAAAAGAGTTAATCTTTCAGATTCTATCAAAACAGAAATTATAAAAGAGTTAGGACCTATATTTAGCTGGGCCGAAATAGAAGGGTTTACAAAATATACTCCAGAATTTCCTAAGAAAATTAAATCCAAAAAATTTAAGGCGGCTGACTTCTATACCTTAGAAGAAAGAAACTTAGTCATAAACAATATCGATAAAAAAGAAATACGAATTGCTATTACAATCTTGGCAAACTACACACGAAGAAAGTCTGAGGTTATTTGCTTAAGGTGGGGTGATATAAATTTCAAGAAAAGAGAAATAACTTTTAGCAGACATATTTCCGATGGGAAGGGGGCAGTTGATTCTGAAGAATTAGGTGGGCTAAAAAGTAGTCCAGATAGTTCATTAAAGTACGACTTTTTCCCAGGCCTTTATGAAATGTTAATGGGACTTACTCCAAGTTTGAATAATAAAGAATTAGTATTCAAAGGAAAGAGTGGAGAGATATTAGGTAAAAATGCTCTTTATCAAGAATGGTCAAAGAGTGCTAAAAAATTAATTATGCAGAAGAAGCTTTCTAAGTTTGTTGACCTACACAGAGGTACGAGAAATTCTACATTGTCGGCACTGTTTCAAAATGGTGTTGCCGATTCAATTCTTGTTGAGCTCTATGGTGGGGATATGAAAACTATGAAGGATCACTATGCTAAAAAATATAAACAGAATTTAGGAGCAAATTGGAAGGAAAGTGAACATTTAGTTCGGGAGTAGATGTGCAATCCTATGTGCAACTCATGTGCAAGGATCAAAAAGCTGTAAAAATATCCAATAATTACAGCATGTTACGGAAGAGATGGAGGCTTTGCAGGAGGCCCCTTTTCTATCTATACTCTTATAATTCCAACTATTTAACTCCTAAAATCGCTTAAAATCTCATGTGCAGTTCATGTGCAATGTAGGTTTTTTAGGATTTAATAGTGGATGCCGTAGCAACTAGAAAATTAATTGGAAAACCTTATTGTATAAAACATTCTTGGTCCCATTGGACTATCTTCGAAGGCAATAAAGACAAGCTAATCAAACGATGTCGTAAATGCCCTGCCACACTTACAGTAAAAGAATTTATGGAACGTAAAAATAATTTCAAAATGATTTTTGAAAAAGCAAACATGCATATCGATTTATTTAACTTTTGAGGAACTATGAAATCAGAAAATAAACTAACTAAAAAATCAGTTGGGTCGCAAACTTTTATGTTGGATATCGCTGCTAGGTCATATCCAGCTTATGAAAAATTAGAGCTACCTAAAAAAATGTTACGGGGAGAAATGTCTGGGTATGAAATCCTATTATGGGTAGTAATTTCATTTATCGTTTTCTCTGCTGCTGTAGTTTTCTTAATATTGGGGGTAATAGGTGTGGCCCAATGACAACTGAATACATAAATGAGTTAGAACAATCCTTAGTTGCTTTAGTAATACTTGTAGCGTTTTTGTCCTACATATTTGGAGGTAAGGGTGAGTAGCCATACTAGAAAACTAACAGAAACAATAAAGACAATTGAGTCGTTAAAAAAGTCTCTAAAAAGTACAGCACATAGTTGTGAGTATCAAAGAGGGTTATATAATGGAGTGGAGATGATACGGTCACTATTGTGTAATGTGGAAAGTGAAATACTAAATAAGCCAGAGCCAAAAATTAGGAGTGTTAAATGAGTAAGATAGAATTAGCTCAGAATATTTTTATATTTATTTTTATAACATTTAATTCTTATAATATTTATCGAGCGTTTAAATGAGCGATGAAGAAAAATTTAAAGAAATACAAAAGTCTTTTGAATCTAATGGTAGAGCAAACTCCATTCAATGTTACGCTAGTGGATATGTTGACGGTGAAATTAACTATAGACGTAAGCTTGCTAAAGACCTACATAAAATAACCTTGATGCCAATAAAGGATCACAGACACATGATTGAATTAATCATAGAGGCGATATTTAAATGAGTGAAGTAAAAATAAGTTTATTAATCGTGGACGACGAGCCAGAGATTTTAGATATTATGCAAGATTTAATTATGAACTTAAATATTAATGTTTGCATATCAATTCAGCTTGCAAGCGATGTTCCCGAAGCATTGGCCAAGACTAATAAGGTTACTCACGCATTTATAGATGGACTAGAGGGTAAAGGAGATTTACTTGCAAGTGTGTTAAAACCTATTGGGATTAAGTGCTACCGATTTTCAGGTGATACAGGAAGGTTTGATAGAAGCTTATACGATGGAATACTAAGCAAGCCTTTTGATATTGAACAAATCGCGGAGGTTTTAAAGTGAAAACAATTAGAAAAGAATTTTGGGTAAATAGGTATAGTTTTGAAAACTATGCCTTAAGCATGCGTGAATATAATACTTGCAATATTAACCTAGCCATAAAAGAAAGCAAGTTTCTGATGTGAAAATTATTATCGAATTCGAAGTACCTGAAAAAAAGATTGAGATAACGGAGAGCGAGTTTGATAAGGCATGGGAATTTGCGAGTGCTTTAACGTGGACGAACGATAGAAAAAATCAATTAAAACAAAAGATATTTGGAGATGAATAACATGAAAGAAAGATTTTTTATGGACAGATGTTTTTTTAATTTTTCAGTTACTCAAAACCCATGCAATTGCCATCCTTTTGACTTATTAATTGAGACAAAAAAGAATGGAATAATTAAAGGATTATCTATATGTGGTCTTAGCTCTCAGAGGGAAGTTGATAATTTTTTAAGTCAAAGATTTATATTTGAGTATAAGGGTTTTTAAAATGAAATATCAAGTTGGGTTTATATACACATACGAAGGCGAGTATTCAGTTGAAGCAGATTCAATTGAAGAAGCAAAAGAATTGTTAAGGGATTTAGTTTTTAGTGATCCTTTTAATGAACCAGACCTTGATGGGAATTTTACTTGCAAAATAACTGAAGTTTATGAGTGGGATGAAAACGCACAGAAAAAGTTTGAAACAGCGTTGAATGAGAGATTGTCAAAGTATGATCTGGAGATAAGTAAATGAAAGACGAAATATTGTACAACTTGTTTTTGAATTGTTTCTTTCGTGACTATTCACTGTTTAAGATGCCAATTGAAAACGAGCTAGACTACGATATTTTTAAGTGTAACTGTTTTCTTCAAATGCTTAAAGATTGCTTCCCAGAGAATGAGCAAACTTGCACAAAAATAAAAGTTGTTCATAAGCAAAGTTTAATTGAGACACTTATTGATTGTAGGTTATTTAATTACATAGCAGAGTAAAAAATGAGTGAGAGTGTGAATGAATAAAAACTCAGAAGCCGATAGATTGCGTTGGAAAAATTGGTATTATAAAACAAAAGGAGTAGGCTTATTTCATGGTGAAAAATCTAATGGTAGAACTTTTTGCAACAAGATTGCGAACATGGTAAATATATCCGATGAAATAACTTGTTCGGTGTGTTTAAGGATAAAAGAAAAAGGAAGAGCGGATGGAAAATGAATTTTAAATTTATGTCATTAGACGAAAAGCAAATTATTGTTGAGGTTAGCGAGATGAATAAAATATTAAATGCGTTGGTTGAAAAAGATAAGGCGATCAAGGAGGCGATTGGATTTGTTGAAAATCTATGCTCGCCCGACGAAGATGAGCAATGTAGAAGAGATGCTTGGCTTGAAAAATATGGGGAAAATAAATGAATAAAGACATAGCACTAATTCTTAAATTGTTGTCAATAATTGCCCAATTAATTAGCGTTGGTTTTTTAATTGCAGTCTATAGGAAAATGAAATAAATGATAATTTCAGCCATAATTTCATTAGCAATAATTCTGTATACTCTTAAATAGGGGGGTAGGGTAAAAAAGGAGGGTCACGCTAGAAAAGTGTCCCCCACCTGCCATATTTTTCTAATAGTCTAACTATATAATCCTAATATCTACCGTTTTTTACTAGAAGCTAGTGCAACTATTAACTAGAAGTTGGTGCAATTATATACTAGAAGTTAGTATAACTTACCGCAACTTTACCGCCAATATTCCACCAAGTTTCCGCTACATTTCTTCCATATTCCCACCATAACTTACCTACATTTTCCACCAATATTCCACCTATAATCCACCAATATTCCACCACAATTCTTAAAATATTTTACCCACAAATTGATGCAAAATTCCTAGAAATTATTTCAAATATTTCTGTAGAAATTGTTGCTAATTTTTATGCACCTATCTCCAAAAAGCTTAAATTTTTGGAGAGTTTTCTAAAATAAAAAAATCTGGAAATTTTGTAAAAAATTTTCCTGGCCAGAAAATGGATTTCATTTGAACTTTGACGGGCCAGAGGTAAAATTGACGGTAAAAAAGTACGTTTCTTAAGAGAAATTTTTGACTTTAAATCGAATAATTATTCATGGCCTATAGGCTAGGGTAGAAATAAAAACTGATTTAAAGGCATATTGAGAAGCCAAAAAATCTAAAAATTTCAAAATCGATTGTAACCTCCTTTAATACTCTTTATAAAAATAATCGTTCTAATGAACTATTTTCTTTTTTAAGTGATTTAAAGGCATTTAAATAGGCCAAAAAATCTCTTTAAAAAATAGATATTTATAGACACCTACTTAAATAATAAAATTGTTAGAAAAATAATAGAAATAGTTTTTTGATTTATTTTATTAGGGTGAACTAATTACAAAGTATAAAAAAGGCCCCATTTAGAGGCCCTAATCGTTCAATTGATAGATTTAAAGATTAAAAGGGTATATCGTCAATGGTAAAATTACTATCGCCTAATTTATTAAAGGTACTAATAACGGCTAGCTCTTTTTTAATTTCTTCATTTTCCTCGTTTATAGCTTTAATAAAACCTTCTAAAAAATTTAAATCACTGGCCATAACTCCATTTTCGCTATTTTGAAACTCGTTAAATTTAAATTCTACCCTTTTAATGTTATTATCTAGTCTTTTTTCAAGGCCTAATTTAAGACAAGTGTTTTTCAATTGATCATTCATTTTTTAATCTCCTAATGTTTTAAATAAATCAGTATGTTCATAGTTATAATACTCGCATTTAAAATTTATATACCCTCTATTATCTCCCCATACTATTTTTAATATCTGGCCTTCGTGTAAAATATTACATTTTATTTTTTCTTTAGAATTTAACAATTTTAAAAGGGCCTTAATAGGCCTAACAGGAAATTTAAAATTCCCTATAGGAATGAATTTTTCTTTTTTATCTAATGATTTAATTTTTTCTTTTATTTCTAAAATCATAAAATCACTCTTTATTAAATTGTTTCATTTTCTCTACATGTTCTTTTATTAAAGTATCTAATTTATCTCTCACAAAAAAAGAAAAATTTATTTCATTATCTCTAATAAATTTTACTAAACTTTTCGGTACATAGGCTGATATAGTGGCCATTTCTTCAGGCCTACCAATTCTGGATTTTTTATATTTATTTTCATTTTCCATTTTCGCCTCCTAATTTTAAAAAGTACTCGGCCATGTAACCTAAATAAGTTAAATCATTTTCCTGATTAGTTTTAGAATTTATTTCAGTTAAATATTTCTCAATTATCGGAGTAAAATTTTTACACTTTTTATCTTTAACTTTTAACAATTCTTTAATACATTTTTCAGGGAATATTTCACTAAATTTTAACATTTTCATTTTATTAATCTCCTAATGTGCCTAGTGAATTAATAGTAATATTAGTTTTTAATACATTTATAAAATCAGGTTTATATCTATCAACTATGTTAAACCTATCAATGTAATCTAAAACATATTTAGAAAATAAGTTCTTTTTATTGCCATCATTTTCTAAATAATATCCTCTAATTTTTACATAGGTATTCTTTCCAAGGGCTTTTTCTAGATCGGCTATACTTTTAAAATCTAATTTTTCAATCTTTTTATTTAATCTTTTTTCTTTATCTCTATTAGATTTATAAATTGCATTTTCTACACTTCTATAAATGTTTTTCCATTGTAACTCATGTAAAAAATCTTCATTATCTTTAGTAGGGTATTGTTCAGAGATAAATCTAATTAGTGAATCTGAAAAAATTAGCCCATTTCCTAATGTCCTAGCGTCTTTAAAATTAAAATCATTTATTGAATAACTATCAAATGAATATTTTTTATAATTAGGGTATTTTTTTACTAAATGAAAATAAGTAGCAGTTTGATGATGATTAGTAGTTACACTAAATATATGATCGTTAAATAAAATATACTGTTTTTCATGATCAATTATCGCTATTTTTTCAGCGTATGACATAGCACAATTTTCGAAAATCTCGCATGTTTTAGTCGAATTCGTAAAATGACCGTCTCTTCTTTTAGTTAAATTACAACTTGAGGCCCACATAAAATATCTCCTTTTTAAATAAATAAGTTTTTAAATCCTGAAATTTCTTTTAGTGTTGTATTTAAAAATAGTAAATCTCTTTTTAATTTAGTCGGGATATCTCCCTGATAAAATTCCCCATCGGTTACAATTACAGTACAATCGTAGTCTTTTAGTTTTTCATCAAAAATAAATTTTAAATCAGTACCGCCCCCACCTTTAATATTTTCTTCAAAATTAAAATTATTCTTTATGTCTTTAAAATCTCCAATTTTTTTAGTATCTCCAAAAATTAAATCAACCTGAAAGCCATTACTAGTTGCACTATTTACTGACATTTTTAATTTTTCTAAATCGTCAGGGCATAGCATACTTCCACTAACGTCTAAAGCTATTAAAATTTTTTGTTTAGAATCTTTTACACGGCCATAAGGCAAAAAAGAAAATCTTTTATTTTTTTTCTTCATTGATTTTTTAAATTCAGCTTTATGAGAGTTAAAAAACTGCTCAATAGCTTTTTTAATCTTTTTATCTTTATTTCTTTTTTCAATTTCACTAAAAAACTTTTTAAGATCTTTAGAATCTTTAGAGTATTTTTTAACAATTTCTGATAGTTCGGATTGACTTAAAATTTCCTCTAAATCAATTTCTGCATTTTCTTCGGCCCGGCCTTCACTATCCTCATTAGAGCTATCATCTTTAAATCCTTCATCGAATGATTTACTTTTTTCTTGTTTTTCTCCAGATTGTTTTAAAAGAAAATTATAAATTTCTAGTGATGTATTTTGATTAGAATTAAATTCAGTTTTATACTGCTTATTAAATTTATGTAAAAAACAACCGGCCTGTAGTTCACTATTTAATTTAGATTCATTTTGAAAATAGTTGCCAATGTCATTTATGATTAAATCTTGTGCTACATTGGCCATTTTAGGATTGCTAAAACTAGAAATTTCAGAGCAATGAGATAAAACTAAATGAAGTAACTCATGTTCAATAATTGCACATAGGTTGAATTGATCAAAATTATTTACCCATTGATCATTTATCTTCATTATAAATCCTGATTTTGTTTTACCAATACTGGCCGACGATATTTTATCAGTTACCTCAATTTTACAATGCCTAATTAAATAAAATATTTCTGGACAATTCTTTTCTATTTCTACTAATGCTTTATATATTTTCATAAATTAATCTCCTAAATTAGTTAAAACCTTAGTCGCAACTAATTTACTGTAAATTGTACATTTATTATCGAAAGTAAATCCTAACTCTTTTAGCTTTTCAATATCGCCTAAAGTGATACTTTTAACGGCCTCTTTAGTATAGACGAATTGATCCATTCTAAGTTCTTTAGTATTATGATAGTTATTAATAGTGTAAAATTTCTTTAAATCTTTTAGATCAACTTTTTTTATAGCTAAAAAACAATCCGACGCTGAAATGATAATTTTAGGGGCCTTATTTAAATCTAAATGCTTTAATTTAATATTGGCTTTATGGCCCGTGATTAAATAAGTCTTTAACATTTTATTAATTTTCTTTTTCTCTTTATTAATCTCACTTAATACGTTTAATTCGTCTTTAGTAACTTTTTTTAATTTAGAAAAATTAATAGTATGAATACTATTTTCAAAATCTGATTTTCCCGTAAAAAGCGTATAAGTAGAAATTACATCATTTAATAAGAATTCAATAGTATCGCGGCCATAAGTAGGGGATGAGATATAATATTTCAAGTGATCTTCGGAAATAAATATATCAATTTTAAAGCCTTTAATTTTTTTAATTATATTTAAGTTACTCTTTAAATTATTAAGTTGATTATTTCCATAGCTTTGTAATTCTGCTAAAACGTATCTATTTTTATAGTCTATAAATAAGCTATGGCCAAAATGATTAAACATGCTATCAATATTAGTCATTATTTTATTCTTACTCATAAAATTAATCTCCTACTTAGTTAGTTCGGTTAAAAAATCTTTTTGGCCTTTAAATAGACCGGCCTCATTTAACTCATTAGATTTTTCAGTAAAATTTTCAGGATTTTCTAAACATAATTTTTTAAGTTTAGTAAAATAACTAGATTTTTCTTCGGCCCGTAAAAGATTAATAAATTTATTTATATTTTTTGCGTCTTTAGTATCAAGTCGGTAAAAGTCGTTTACTATGTCGATAACTAAACTTGATTTACTAATAGTCGATAAAATATTAAAGTCGTAAACTCCCTTTTTAATATCATCTAACGTAACCATTGTTTCCTCTATAAAATGCTTATACATTCTAGCAACTTCTTTGTTAAAAAATATTTCACATTGAACATTATTTACTTTTAAAAAAGCTTCAATTCTACGGCCTGAAAATTCACTTAAAATTTCAGGTTTAATTTCTAAAAATTTAATAAAAGTGTTATGAGGATATTTAGCATTTAAATAGCCCAACTTTTCAGAAATTGAGTAAGTAAAATCTTTAATTAATAGTCGATCTTCTAAGGCTATATCAAAATCAGTGGTGTCATAGCCTTCTACCTGGCCATTACCGGCCGATATAATAATACAATTTTCTTTTAATTCATGGCCTTGAATTTTACGGTCAACTAAAAGAGATAAAAGACTTGATTTTACTGAACTATCTCTCACTCGGTCAATCTCATCTAGAAATAGAAAATCACTATTTAGAAATTGAGGTCGGGCATATTTTGTTAGATTATTTTCTATAAAAGGAAGGCCGCAAAAGTCGGTTGCCTCAATGGCCGATAAATTTAAAATTGTTAGTTCTTTATTAAGTAATTTAGCTAAATCTTTAACATAAGTAGTCTTACCCTCTCCCCTTGGTCCTACTAAGTGAGGTACAAGGCCCGAACCAATTAACTCTAAAACTTTTTTTGAATCACCCATAAAAATCTCCTTTAATAATAATTATTTAAGCATTGTTAAAATTGAGGCAACTAAAGTACTCATAATAGCTAAATTTATGTAAAAGAATCCTAAATCAACCTCTCTTAATTCTTTTTTTGAAGATAAAACTCTAATGTGAATTACTCTCTCGTTTTTCATTTTTTTCTCCTAATTAATTAATTGTTTCGATAATAAAGTATTGAATTCGTTTATCTAGAGTATGCAAAAATTCTAAGGCCTCAATTTCTGTTTTAAAGTTATGGCCTGTAAATCTATTTAGTTCCATTGACCATATTTTATAAAGTTTCATTTTTTTTCTCCTTTATTAAGTAGGTTAGTTAGTGCCTTGATAGTATTTTTAACAATTTCAATTTCATTAGCACTTAAAGTATTGTTATAGTTAGCTATCGCACTAGTATATAGTTCAACTTCCTTAGTAAACTGATCTATAGCGTGTTGTTTTTGCTCTATAATGGCTTTTTCTAAACATGTCTTTTTGCAATTTAGTTCATAAATTAATCTCTCTAGTTTCATTTTTTTATCTCCTTTATTAAAGAATCCTTATTTCCTTTACTATAGAGATAATACCATAGCTTTTTAGTATAGATTAGATAATTATATATTGTTCTAATATATTTCTATTATTTACTATGTTAATAGATACTTAGATAATGAAATAGTTTCACTCTTCCAAGTCTTAAAGGTGAAAATTAGAAGCTAATACATACTATTTGACTATATTTATAGGCGTTATTCGATCAATGGCCAGGAGAGTCTCACTATATACTTATTAATTATGGTTACTACTATAATGATCATTTTAACGACTTCCCCTTATAATGATCAATTTAGTTAGATGATAATAGTACCTATGCATTGTTAGATGTATCTAGTTAACTACTACCCATTAAAGAAAAAAGTTATATTGATTGATTGATTGATTTAAATAGCGTCGGCCTATCAGCAATCTAGTAGTTATATTTTTTACTCAATATCAATTACTTATCTTTTTAAAGCGAATCGTTTAAGGGCCATTAGAGAGGAGGTGCTATAACTACTTGATATTGTTATACTTTATTTTGTTTGAGTGACTAAACTCATTGTAATTCAACGACCTATTTTATATCCAATACTTATATTTAAAAGCTATTAGAGCTCATTAGACATGACTATGTAGTCCTACCCTGACTTAGTAGCATTAATAAATCAAACGAAGAAATTCCTCAATGAATACGGGGGGATAGCTAGACAAACTTGTAGGGGTCCAGCACCGTCGGGGAATTCATTATTTATAGCTATAATTCGATGTCCTAAAGCCCCGTAATTACTAGGTTTTATGTATTTTACTAATAATTTCAGGGGGTTTAGGTTGTATTTTGCTCAGGTTTTGCTTTAGATAGTTGCTAATTGTTTGAATTTCTTGAACGAAAGTTAGCAATAGTTGCGTATAGTTCTAGATAGTTCCAATAGTCTTTAATGCTACAAGTACTACAAAGAAAATTCCTAGAGCAACATTGATAGAAACCATTATTTCAGTAATCTTTTTAATCATTTAAAACTCCAATTTGTTAAGCCACAATATAAGTATAGCATAAAGCTATATATTAGTCTACTGGTATATAATCTTTATCTACTTCTATAAACTTTTTTTGAGTCTTAGTGAAAGGGTCTATAAATATTAACTTTCTTTGTACCCTACCAACACCGAATGGCTGCCATCTAAAGTGCCCTCTAACTCCAAATTCTGTTTCAGTGACTAGTCTTAAGAAAGTTGCATCATACCCAATTCTAATAAATGGTTTTTGAGTATACTCAAGTTTCTCCTTTTGACATTTCTTATTGTTGCTTGAGAAGGAGTTAAACTCTTTTTTGAACTCGTCTGTAGGGTTGGAAATGTATATTAGTAAGTTAGCAAAAGTGTGGAATATGTCATCTGGAGCCTCTACAGTAGCTAGGTCCCATTCTTGCCCGTAAAAAGCATTTACTTTGGCCAAACACTTCTCAAGAGTGTCTTCCCCTAAGTCTATTCCCCAATAGGCCACCTTACCCGTAGTATCGTTATAAGCAGAAATTTTTAATTGTACCCCACCTAGAGTTAGACCTGCTGGTTTTATGTAAGTAGATATTAAGGCAAATTCAAATCCTTTGTATCCTCCAAGCTCAAAATAGGAGTTAACTCCCAGTTTGATTTGAGATACAGGCATATCAACTCTAACTTTCCCTAGAACTTCCAACAGTGGCTTAGACACAACATAGTTATCAAAATTGCCTTCTCGGTATTCTACTCCGTGAAATATTATCTTCTTTTCTATAGATCCAGATTGTCCTAAGTACTTATCTATAAAGAGGGCAGACTCAGGATTTATCCTTGCCATAATTTCGGAGGCAACTGAAGTATCTAACCTCCAGTAATCTCCTCCCATATTTAACTTAGAATATTTAATTAAATTAGTGAAATAAAACAGAGGATCTCTAGCGTTTTTAACAGTACTTTTAAGTATTTTATCTAGAGTTAGCCTCTGCATATATTACCTATATCCCAAATACTTTTTTCATTAAGTTCATGTGCATCTCTAATAGTGCCTTTTTCTCTTCACTCATTGGCTCTTTAGATCCTGATAGGTTTACAGACTTAGGAGCTACTTCCTCTCTCTTATTAGAAGATGATAGTGCCACTTCTAAAGGCATTACTCCTCTAGGGTCATTAGTCATTGTACCAGCTTTTAATTGTTTCTTAGTATCTGGAGTGTCAGTCTTATCCCTTAATACTCTGGCCTCTTCAATGCTAGATAGAATATTAGCTCTAGCTTTCCCTCCAACTTTATACTGAACTCTAAACTTAGTTAGGTCAGCATTAGCAGAAATCCGTCTCTCATGCGTTCTAAATTTCATAATTATCTCCTAGTGGGGCTTTTTTAGTACTCTATAACAATATACTATAATTCATAGCATTATTCAATAGGTAATATCTACAATGTAATTATTACTACTTACGGTACTGTATACTGTAACGAAATTTAGAAAAAATATTTTTTTGTTTTAAAAACAATTTTTTAAAAGTTTTATTTTCGTTACAGTAGACAGTGTTTAGGCCTTTTTAGACGAAAAAAAGCATACCCATATAGCATAAAGCTATGGCCCAAATAGGTGGACTGAATAAAATTAGGTACTTGAAAACACTGCTGTTTACTGTAGAACTTATAAAATAAATATCTTTCTTTTTAAAACTTTTAGTTTTATTTTCCGTTACAGTACTACAGTTGCAGTGGGTCATGGATTTTGGTTGGTTTGAAGTCAAGTCTGTGGTCATGCTAACTGAATTCTTTTTGGTAACTGCGAGGTCATCATTAAGATACACAAAGGATTACCACAGACTATGACTAACACATATTATATTCCTTTTCGTCAATTGACAATAGATCTTTAGATAATTATATTGTTCACAACTGCGAGTAAATTATTAAAGAAACACTATCCAAGGATATAGGCATGTTAACAGAGAACCAAAAAGATCTAATTTTAAATACGGCAATTGATAATGGATACCAAGGAAGAAGAGGGGCAAAATACACTACTACCTTAGGTAATTTTATTGACGTTAAAAGGTTGTTTAAAAGCATCAACTTTCCAACTGCCTTAAAAAATCATAGAGAAGAATTAAATGACGTACTAATCGATTTCGATACCATGTACAGCGAGGTAGCAGAAGTACTAAACGGTCATAAGGCCAATAGAGTTTTAATAGACACCGACCTAGCAATTTATAGCACTACTACTGAATCTGGTTTGTCTAATACTGTTCGTTCTCTATACCCCGTAGTTAATTTATCTGCCAATAGTAAAGAGAAGATACTACTACTACACCCAGAAACTTTTAGAATAGTTAATGAGATAAGTACTGAAGTATATCTTCTAAAGACAGGTCAAAAAGAGGCAGACATCATAGTTTCTTCTGATGTGGTATCTGTAATACCTCAATTTAATCCATACTCACTAGAGCCATTTACTGAGAAGATAAACCATCAATTAGGTGTCCCAGTAAAACACTTAAATACCTATGTCCCACCTCGTTGGAGATTCGCTGAAGCTACTCCCAATTATGGTGGATTCGTTAAAAGACTTATGGAGCATCTATTTCCCATAGCCCAGGAACGCGAGGACGTGCTGGATTGGATTCATTATGCGGTTACTCGTAGAAATGGGACGATTCTGTGCCTAGCTGGCCCTAGAGGTACTGGGAAGTCTTTATTGATGTCTATAGTTTCTTACTTAGTGGGCCATGAATACTCTGAGCAGGTTAATCAGGAAATATTAGAAGATAAATTTAATTCAGCTTTTAAGAATAAAAGACTAATCATCTTTGAAGAAGTAGAAGTTGCCAGCAACATTGCCATCAATAAGCTTAAAGCTATGGCCAATAATAGAATTGTATTAGAAGAGAAGGGAGTTGACTCTCAGACAATAGATAACTTCACTTCAATGGCAATTCTGTTAAATGATATATCCCAATTAAGAATTGAGTCTCAAGATAGAAGATTCTCAGTGCCAAGAGTTGCAGATCACGATCTAAGAACTGTTATATCTGAAAAGGATATCCAGGATTTTAATGATAACTTAGAGGGTGAGGAAATCTTTAGAGAAGTTGCAGAATTTGGTGAGTATATTCTTGAAAGAAGACCTAAAAGAAGTTTTATGTATGCCGTCAAAGGTGACTACTATTACTTCCTTTGTAATATGGCCATTGCAGAGTGGAAGAATTTTATTATCGAATACGTTAAAGAAAACGGTGTCGAGGGTGAGCCAATTCCATTTAGAGATATGTCAGTTGCTTTTAAAATAAAATATGACTCTGGAGACGGTAAGGCTAAGACTCTTAAGTTTCCAGATAGAGTTCAGACATTTGAACTATTCTTGAAAGACTATAAGTATCGTGGTGACTATTATATTGGATCTTACATGAAGGATATTGACGATTCTTCTGGTAAAGAAATTAACTGTATTATGCCAAATCCTGAGTTTCTTCGATATGTTGAACAGGAATATATGAGAAATAAACATATAATAGATGGTACTTATGACCCCATAGACGCTCTATAGCAATACTCTACTTTATAGCTTTACATACTATATACCAATCTATATAGTAGATACATGACTACTATAATAAAACACCCATCACCTAAGCCGCAGGACGTAGAGTTTACCTATTATTGGAATAGCGTAATTCCCGATGTTCAAGAAAGAGAAAATCTTAAGTTTTCCCACTTACAGCAGATAAAAGTTTTATGCTCCCTATTCGTCACACTTGATGAAATAGACGCTGAGCTGGAGTTCACTGGGAAGACCTATGAGTCAGTCGGTAGGAATGGGACGCAAATTAAAATTCACCCACTAGTAGCTCTACAGAAAAGTACTATTGCAGAAATTAGAAGCTACTCAAACATACTTGGCCTCGTATTGGTTGAGGATAGGGTAATGAATAACATGGATGATAGATATAATGAGTTCGATTAATTTAGGAGTTATTGATGTTTAAATATAGAAGAATAGAAAACTTAAATCATTTGTACTGCTTTTATGTAGTGATGAGTTCTAGAAATCAGACTGAAGCAGCAGAGAGATTAGGTACTACCCAGCCTGTAGTAAGTGCCACTATTACAAGATTTGAAAAACAGTTGGGAATAAAATTATTTGAAGTTCACGGCAGAAGACACACTCCAACTCCTAGAGCAGTTATCATGCATGGATACTGTAAAGATATTTTTCATTTAACCTCAGTGTTAGAGAAGAAATTGTTTGCGTAAATTAAAAGTATTAGATTTATTTAGCGGAATAGGGGGTTTTTCCCTAGGACTTGAATCTACTGGGGGGTTTGAGACAGTAGCATTTTGTGAGATCGATGAACACTGCCAGAGAGTTTTAAATAAGCATTGGCCAGTTACTACTAAATTTAAAGATATAAAAAATCTAACTTGTCTTGGAGAACACTCTAAAATAGACGTTATAGTGGGAGGATTTCCTTGTCAGGATATTTCCGTCGCAGGGCAGCAAAGGGGCATATCAGATGGTACTAGAAGTGGATTGTGGTTTGAATACAAAAGAATCATCGAAACGACACTACCAAGTTACGTCATTATCGAAAACGTGGCAAACTTGCGAAGTAATGGACTTGTCACAGTTCTGCAAGATCTCTGGAAGATCGGGTACGATGCAGAGTGGGAAATTATATCAGCAAGATCCGTTGGTGCCCCTCATCTCAGGGAGAGAATATGGATTGTTGCCTACCCAACTGCAAATCCGTACGGGTCAAATCAGGGAGGGGGGAGCTGGCAGGACGGGACCGATTCGGGAGAGTCTAGAAACTCTAGTGAGAATGAACAAACTTCAGCTACCAACTCCCACAACTTTCGATTCTGGCCCACCTTTACCTCCGAGAAAGAAAAATCCGAGTGGTGGACAGAAGCCACCGCTAAATTCCGTAGTCGGTGGGAAGTTGAATCCTCAGTTTGTAGAGTGGATGATGGGTTACATAGAAGATTGGACCGAGCTAGAGCTCAGCGTATCAGACAGCTTGGAAATTCTGTAGTACCAGCTATCCCAGAAATTATTGGTAATAGAATTTTATTTCACGAGGCCGTTAAATGTCTTTAGAAAATCCTTTCGATTGGGAAGATCAAGTAAACTGTTTTGAGGCTTTTCATTATGCTGCTGAAGTTGTGGAAGGTAGAATAATTTCTTGTAAATATATTAAAGGGGCGGCTAAAAGATTTTTAAAAGATATAGAGCTATCTAAAAACCCAGAGTCAAAATATTTTTTCGACGTAGAGTACGCAGAAAGATATTTAAAACTAGTACAGAAATTTGAACACTATATAGGTACATGGGAGACACCCAATATAAAGTACCAATCTTGGCAAAAGTGGGTATGGGCATTTGCCCTCGGGTTTAAACATAGGTGGAATCCTAGAATACCTAAATATAGAACTATCCATATAGAAATACCGCGCGGTTGTGCTAAGTCGACTATGGCAAGCCAGTGTGCCCTATTTTTTCTAGGGCTAGAAAAAAATAGAGCTGGTGAGAAGATTGCATGTTTTGCGACTAAAAGTTCTCAATCAAGAATTATTTTAGATGGATCGAGATCAATGGCCAGGAAGTCTGAACAATATTTAAAAGCAAGTAATGTAAAAGTATTGGCCCATAAGTTAGTAGACGACTCTACTGATTCTGAAATGGTTTCTATGTCTTCAGAGTCGAAGTCTATGGATGGGTTAAACTTAAGAGTAGCTTTTCTAGATGAGCTTCACGCGATGAGTCGAGATCTCTACGAGGTTATAATTTCTGGGCAAAAAAAGAGAAATGACTCTCTGACTATATGTTGCACTACTGCTGGATTTTCGATTGAGGGGATAGGATTTTCTCAGAGTCAGTATGCTAAGAAAGTGGCACTAGGGGAGCTAGAGGACGAAACCTTCTGCGCAGTAGTCTATACTATTGATGACAACGATGACTTATTTGTTGAGGATACATGGAAAAAAGCTAACCCGAATTATGGAGTATCAGTAGATCCGATTGCGTTTGAAGCAGCAGCAATTAAGGCAAGAGAAGTTCCTTCAGATTTGGCCAACTTTAAAGTTAAATCCTTAAATTGCTGGATTTCAGAATCAGCAGCATTTTTCAATGTCGACAAATGGGAAGCGTGTGCTGACCCAACTTTAAAAATAGAAAACTTTAAAAATGAATATTGTTATTCTGCAATTGACTTGGCCTCAAAAACTGACTTAACTGCTTTTGGATTTCTATTTAGAAAAAATGGCCATTACTATTTCTTCGATAAATGCCACATACCTGAGAAGACAGTTCAAGAAGCTAGAAATGCTCTTTATGATAATTGTATTGGAGATGGGTATTTATTCACAACTCCAGGAGAGGCGATTCACTACAATAAATTAGAAGAAGATTTTCTCCTAATGATAAAAAATTTAAGAAACCATGCTACCTTTTTTGACCCGTGGAACGCTGTATCATTCAGCCAGAACTTAGAAAAGAAACATGTAAATGTTGTAGAGTTCAGACAAACTGTAGCAAATTACTCCGAGCCGATGAAGACATTAGATGCTCTAATTAGAGAGGGTAGGTTTCATCATAACGGATCTCCCCTATTAAAATTCTGTATCGGAAACGTAGTGGCCAAAGCAGATGCTGCTGGAAATTATTACCCCCGTAAATCTAACGAAAGTTTAAAAATAGATCCAATCGTTTGTGCATTAATGTGCCTTGCTGGGTGGATTAATGAGAAAGAGGAAGGCAGTAATTATAATGATCGTGGCATTAGATTTTTATAGTAACACCTATTGTCATACTATTTACTTCAACTATTTTCACGCTCCCTTCGGGCTTTAGATATACACACTATAGCCGATTAGGTATATAATTCTCTAGTAGACAAAATATATATTATATATTCTACTTTAAGATAGGAGTACCTAATATGACAGACTTAATAGATATTAAATCTCTAAAGGTAAAACCTTTTGAGATTATAAATAAATCGGAAACTGTTTCTGAAATACTACTCTATGGTGACATTGGGGCCAGTATGTGGGGTGATGGTATATCTGAAAAAGATTTCAAGGATGCTTTAAATAAACTACCTGCTACATGTAAAGAAATCCAATTAAGAGTTAATTCTCCTGGAGGACAAGTTTTTTCTGGGATGACTATCTATGAACTAATTAAGGCAGAGAAAAATAAGGGACGTAAAGTAGTAGCCTATGTAGATGGGCTTGCTGCATCTATTGCTTCTGTAATTATTTTAGCTGCTGATGAGATCATCGTTGGAGATGGGTCTATGCTTATGTGGCATAAGCCAAGTGTAGGGTGTGCTGGAAACGCTTCTGATTTTGAAAGAATGATTAATATTCTAGATAAGATCGAAGATCAAATGATCAACATCTACGCTAAGAAAACTGGAATGAATAAATTAGAAATAGCTAATATGCTGGCCGCTGAAACTTGGATTACATCTCAAGAAGCACTAGATATGGGATTAGCGGATAGTAGTTTTGCAGCTTGTGACCAACTTCATATTGCAGCTAAATTTATTGAAAGAACTCCTTTCAATAAAAAGCCACAAATGAAAGGTACAGATGTAGTTATTAAAAACAAGTTAAACGAATTTATAGCTAAAGCTAAAAAAGAATTAAACAAAAAATAGTTTTTTAAGCTCGCAGTACGCGCAGCTAGACTAACGATTTTATTAAACAACAATAGATAGGAGAATTAACATGGACTTGGAACAAATGAAAGCACGTCTAGGTGTAGTATTAGCGAAACTAGAAGAATTAAATGCAGTAGAAAATTTCACTGATTCAGTAGTTGCAGAAATTAATGAATTCAGTGCTGAATTTGAAAAATTAAAAAACACAATTGAAGCTAAAGAAAAATTAGCTGTAACTATGGCAGCTTCTTCTGCATCTACAAGAAAAGTTTCTCCAGAAACTAGAGTAGAAGTTATGGCAACTAGACAAGATAAAAACGGAGGATTTAAATCTTTCGGAGAATTCTTAGGATCTGTAAAAAATGCAGCTTCTGGAAAATTTGATCCACGTTTCAACAATGTTATGTTTGAAAAAAACGGGGAAGATGGCGGTTTCTTAATTCCTGAGGAGATGGTTGGAGAAGTAGCTAAGAAGTTACAAGCTGACGATTCTCTTTTAGGAAAAACTAAGCAATTTTCTGTATCAGGAAACTCACTTACACTTCCAACTGATGAAACTTCACCATGGAATGGCGGTGTATCTGTAGCATGGGCATCTGAAGGTGCAGTAAGATCTGATTCAAAATCGAAATTCGGTCTTGCTTCATTAAAATTACATAAATTAACAGCAAACGTAACTATCTCTGATGAACTTTTAGAAGATACAGTTGCTCTAGAGTCATACATCAAAACTATGGCCCCAGAAGCAATCATGCATAAAGTTAACAGTGCTATCCTTACTGGTGACGGTGTTGGTAAGCCAATGGGTATTTTAAATTCTGGGTTTAAAGTAGCTGTAGCAAAAGAAACTTCTCAAGTAGCTGCTACAATCGTTGCTAGAAACGTAATTAAAATGTACTCATCTATGATTCCTTCTGCTAGAGCAGGAGCTGCATGGCACATCAATGCTGGTTGTGAAGAACAATTAAGAATGATGAAAGATGATTTCGGAAATTTCATTTATTTAGCTCCAGGATCTCAAATGAATCAGTCGGTTTATGGTATGCTTTTAGGCCTTCCAGTAATCCCACTTATCGGGTCTATGCCAGCTCTTGGTGATGAAGGCGATATCATGCTAGTTAATTTTAACTATTACTACAGTATCGTTAAGTCTGGTGGAATGAAACAAGCTGTTTCTTCTCACTTATACTTCGACCGCGACTTACAAGCTTATAAATTTACACTTCGTTTAGATGGTAAGTGTCCATTTAAAACTCCAGTTGTAACTGAGTTTGGAAATCACTCTATGTCAGCAATCGTTACTTTAGCAGTTAGAGCTTAATAAAATAGGAGAGTAGAAATACTCTCCTTTAAAAATTTAAATTAGGAGTACACAATGGATAACTATTTTTTACTAGAAGAATACAATGCAAAACAAGCCTTTACACCAGTTGACTTGAACGCAGCAGCTATTACAGGAAACAGAGTTTCTTTAGCTGCTAACAAAAGAGTGGCAGTAGTAATTTCTGTAGGAGCATCTACAGCAGCTTTATTACAAGTTACTTTAAAACAACATAACGCAGCTACTGCTGGTACATCTAAAGATTTATCAGTAGCTAACAAGTATTATGTAAAAGCTGGAGCAGCAACCTCTTTCACACAAGTTGAGCCTACAGTTGCGGCAGCTCTTTATGACTTATCAACTGATTTCGCAGCTAACGCTGGTGTTATCGTTTTTGAAGTTTTAGACAGCGATTTAGATGTTAACAACGGGTTTACTCACTTCTCAATCGACGTTGCAGACTCTACAGCAGCTAAAATTGGAGCAGCGGTTTATATCCTTAGAGACAGTAGCTACCAACCAGCTTACTCTCTAGCTATCTAGTTTTTAGGTAGTCGGCCAGTTTAATTAAAGATAATATAGGGGCTGAAGAGATTTGGCCCCTATTTGTTTGGAGATATTATGAAATTGAAATTTTCAGGTGATGCGGTTATTAGTGGAGTAGTAGTATACAAAACAGGTGAGACTTATGAAGTCTCCAATGAATTTGGGTCTGCTTCTATGTGGATTAAACGCGGTATTGCCGAAGAAGTTTTTGAAGAACTTAAAATAGAAATTCCAGTAGCTATAGTAGAGGAAGTTAAGCCTATAGAAGTTGAGCAATCTACTGAGGAAGCACTAGATGTTTTAGGCGGTCAAGTAGGCGAGGAAGTTGCAATTGTAGAAGTTAAAGCCGACAATAAGAAAGGTAGTAAATCTAAAAAAGGTCTATAGTAGATGAAGTTTTCAACTTTTTTTAATAGAGTGAAGGAAAAATTCATAACTCCTACGAGAAGAACTGTAGGATACTCAGCAGGTACTAGAGTAGATGAAGATACTTCAATGCAATCATCTGCTTTTTATCGCGGAATAATTTATATATCTACCCAAATTGCAAAATTACCTTTTGAAGTAAAAGATTCAAACAATAAAATAATTGATAATGATGTTTCATATTTATTAAACATTCAACCAAATCCTGAAATGACAGCATTTAATTTTAAATGTTTCATGATTCAGACAGCAATAGTATTGGGAAATTCTTATGCAGAAATTGAAAGAGATTTGCTAGGAAGACCTAAAGCACTTTGGCCAATAAATCCTAGAAGAGTATATCCCGTAAGAGATGCTCAGGGAGTTTTATGGTATCACGTATTAGGTGGAAGCGATTCTGGATCTGATGTTTACTTAGATCCAAAAGATGTTTACATCGTTAGAAATTTTCATACTAAAGACGGATTTCAGGGCCAGGGTGTAGTTGGATATGCAATGGATACTCTTGGAATAAATCTTGGAGCAGATAAATTTGCTAACTCACTTTATGCAAACGGTGGGATGCCAAGTGGTACATTAACATATCCAGGAAAATTATCTGATGAAGCGTTTCTTAGATTAAAAGAAACATGGGCATCTGATAACGGTGGAAGAAAAACTGGTCAAACTGCAATACTAGAAGACGGTATGACTTTCAATCCAGTTTCTTGGGGACCCGATGTATTACAATTTCTCGAATCAAGAAAATTTAATATTTCTGAAATGTCTAGATTCTTAGGTGTACCTCCAACAAAACTATTTGACCCTCACGCGGCCAAGTATAATAACATCGAACATGCAAACTTAGAAGTTGCTACCGATACGCTGGATAGCTGGTGTAAAAACTTAGAACTTGAAGCAGATATTAAATTACTAGGTAAGAGATATAAGGGATATCGAACAATGCTGGATCTGTACGCAGTATTCAGAGGAGATATGTCGACACGATCTGCTTACTTCAATATCATGATGCAATCTGGAGCTATAACTCCAAATGAAATTAGAAGACAAGAAGGGTTAGAGCCATATTCAGGTGGAGACAGGTATTATATAGCTTCTAATAATTTTACACCAGAAGATAGACAGGATGAAATTATTGACGCAAGAGTAGCTCCAAAACAAATAGCAGCTCCAACTCCCAGTACCGAAGCTCCCCCCAAAAATGCAGATGTACAAAATAGTGATGAAATAGCTAGAGCAGCTAGAAAAAAAATATTAGAGATCCTAGAGAAGAGACACTAAACTCGCTTTACGCGCAGTAGGTATAAACTTGGATAATGAACTACTACTAGCATTAGTAGACTCTTTAGTTGAAGATGCTGTATCAAAAATTGTAATTCCCGATCCAATAAAAGGGAAACGAGGACTTAAAGGTAAAGACGGAAACGACTTTAACCTTGAAGACCATAAAGAATCAATCGTACATTTAATAATAGAAAACGCTAATGTTCAATTAACAGTTGAGCAACTTGAATCCCTACAAGGAAGAGATGGTAGGGACGGTAAAGACGGAAAAGATTTTAACTTAGAAGATAATTTAGAATTCCTTAAGTCAGCAGTTGATAAAACTGTTTTAGAAATTAGGGATACTTTAAAATTAAAGTTTAGCGATCTTACTGAAGAAGATAAATTAAGTATTAAAGGTGCCAGAGGTCAGAGAGGAAAATCTGGAGAAAGTTTTGATTTTTCTACACACTCAAAAGACATATTAAAAATAATTTCAGAAGTAATAGACTCAAATAAAGAAGAATACAAATTAAAGTTTAGTGATTTAACAGATGAAGAAAAATTTCTATTAAAAGGCGATGCTGGACCAAGAGGGTTGAAAGGTGAAAACGGTAAAGACTTCTCAGTGGATGAGATTCTACCCACCCTTGATTCCCTTGCAGAAAAGCATAAGCTAAAATTAATAGATCTATCTCCCGATGAAAGGGAAGAATTACGTGGGCCTAGAGGTCAACGAGGTAAGGCAGGTAAAGATTTTTCTTTACCTGATTCCTTACCGTTAATAGAAGAGTCACTTTTAAATATAGTAAATAATTCTACAGATAAACTAAAATTAAAATTTAGTGATCTAGCAGAAGAAGAAAAATCAGAATTAAAACTGAAGTTCGAAAATCTAACCTATGAAGAAAGATTATCTTTAAGAGGGGCTAGAGGTCAGAGAGGACGGCAGGGAGAAAATGGACTTAACGGTAAAGACGGAATCAACGGAAAAGATGGGATATCTCTTCGTGGAGAAGTTGGGCCAACAGGTCTTCAAGGTATAAAAGGTAAAGATGGAATAGATGGAGTTGACGGTAAGGACGCTCCAATAGTTGATGATATCCAATTAACTGTTTTGAAAGACAGTGAAATGTATTTCGACTTTAAGTATAGTGATGGGTCGACAATAAAAACTAACTCAGTAACTCTTCCAAAAAGAGTTGCTACCAATATTTATAATTCAACTTCATTCGGAATCGGTAGTGGAAATACTACTGCTGCCACAAATATTATTCTTCCTGGGGTTAATTGCGATGCTTCTGTTTATAAAGGAGCAGCAGTTTATACAGATTCATTCGGAACAGTTCACAATGCAATCGCAACTAGTACAGCTACTTCAAACGTATTGGGAATAATAGACTCAAAAGAATCTGAAACAACTTGTACCGTTAGAGTATTGGGAGTAACTGCCGATGTATTTACGGGACTAGACGTTTCAAAAGAATATGTACTAAGTGATACAGTAGCAGGTGCAATAACTACTGACCCAATATTATCTATAACTGGCCATGTTGTTTTAAAACTAGGTCAGCCTTTTAGTGCCACACAATTTTTAGTACTGAAAGGCACTCCAGTGGTGAAGGCATAATATGGTAGTAAGAAAACCCATTGTAGAAGTCGATAACATTTTAAAAGAATTACCTATAGGTGACTCTTTAGATATTGGAGTAGTAAGTGCATCTGCTGCAAGTTTACAGCTTACACGAATTGCTAGTGAGGACATACTTTCAGGAGAATGTGTCAAGTCTGATTCAGTTACAAATGTTAGCTTGGCAACTAATAACATTGACTACACTAATGCATCTGTATTGGGAGTAGCCGCCAACGGAGTAAGTGCAGGTGGGTCTGTAGTAGTTGTTTTAATGGGAGTTATTTATAACGACATTTATAGCGTCTTCAGTTTAGATGCTCAATTATTTTTAGACATAAGTGGAGGAATAACGGACGTTCGACCAGTTCTTCCTAACAATAAATATATTTCTCCTATAGGGAAGTCTTTAGGAGGAGGATCAATATTCGTACAGATCGGAGCAATCACCAAATTAGCTTAGGAGAATTTTATGGCAACCACGTCAAGAAAAAAAGTAAAAGAATCGGAAAAAGATCTAGTAGATACTGACAAGTATCTAAGCCCAGATGACCATAGACAGATATTGGTACTACCTAAAGAAGTAGAGAACGCTCAGTTACTAATGGCAGTAGAAGAACAGGCATTAAAAAACCTATTGTTAGAACATAAGCTATTAGAAATTAATATACAAAAGCAGAAAGAAGCAGTAGTACAGAAAAGTTCTGCCTATGAAAATATGAAGAAAAAGTATAATCTTATAATTAGAGACATTAGTAATAAGTACGATCTAAAGGGAGAACACTTTTCTTACGATAACGAGACAGGGAAGTTAATCGAATAATATTTATCTAGGAGGATAAACTATGTCAGACATTAAAGTCATCTACAAAAACGCTCATGGTATGGACCAAGAGCATAGCGAAGCTGCGGATAGTATTAAGTTATTATCTTTGAAACTTGCTACTACAGAATTAACAGATGCTAAATTAGCAAACCTAATCGACGGAGCTGAAAACAATCCGACGATTGGCCACTTACATGATAATCAATATTTTAAACAGACTCAATTTATCTCTTCAACTACTGGTGTAGCTGACGCAGGTAAACCGATTAAGACTGATGCTGCTGGTTTAATCCCATCTTCATTTTTAAATCTAACTTCGATTGAAAGCGGATTAACTCACGATGCACTTTCAGATGTAGCAAACTCTACTGCTCACACTAAATTTTTAATGACTGATGGATCAAGAAACTTAACAGCAGTTCAAGCTTATTCATCTGCTTTAACAATTTCAGCAGATCCTCAATTAGTACATAAAAAATATGTTGATGATGCAATCGTTGCAGCACACATTGGGACTAACTGGTTAAACGCAGCTACTAGATTAGCAGCTCCTCCAGCTTCTCCAGCAACTGGTTTGATGGTTTTGGTTGACTCTCAAGTAGCTACACTTACTGGTGCTTTTGTTGGCCATAATAATACTATTGCTACATGGTCTGGAACTGCTTGGTCTTTCTACTCAATTTTATTTGGACAATTTGTTTCAGTAGATAATGAGCCTTCACTTATTTATCAATATAACGGAACTATTTTAGTAGCTAAGATTTTTGAAGCTACTACTGCCTCTACTGGTTTAGTTAAATCAGGATTAGATATTCAAGTTGATCCAAGTTTAGCTGGTAGCGGATTAGGTTTCTCAGCAGGAGCATTAGCAGTTAATGTTGATGCATCTTCAATTGAGATAGTATCTGATTCATTAAAAGTAAAAAATCTTGGTATCAAAACTGGGATGGTTGATTTCGGTACAGGTGCTGGCCAAGTTCAAGCAACTGCACTTCCTATTTCTGATTCAGCAAACTACTTCACAACTAAAAACGTAGAAGCAGCTTTAGCTCAATTAGCAAGTGAAATTCAACACGAGGGCGTAACTTTTATCGCTGGTTTAGGGGGTGTTACAAAAGGCGATTTAGTTTATATCTCTGCTGCAAATACTGTTTCAACATACAATACACTTACTAGTGACGAATACGTTGCTGGAGTAGCTGCTAACTCAGCAGTTGCTGGTGCAAGCGTAATAGTTCTAGAAAATAATACCGAGCTTTCAGGAGTTTTAACCGGAGCTGCAATCAACGCTAAAGTTTACTGGGACGGAAACGGATATGTTTACTCTATCCCTACTGGATCTGGAAAGAACGTATACAGAGTTGGTACTGCAATGAGTGCTACAAGTTTATTTGTTTCTAAAGAACATGTTAAAAAACAATCTTAATCTAACGCAAGGGTCTAGTAGAGATACTAGGCCCTCTATGTAGGTAGGCATGGCAAATTTAAAAGTAGCTATACTAGAAAAAGACGGTGTAGAATATGATACACCTACTGAATACGACCTAGCTGATGCACTGGTATATATAGGTGCTACCCTAGGTACTACAAGTGGTCCATCTTTTAATGAAGATAGGATACTATGCAATGAAAAGTTTCAAACTCTATACGACCACAAAGGTAGAGTTTTATTAGGAGTTTAGCTTGGCTCAACACATAATTTCAGGGGTAGGAACTCCCACAATAACACCGACCGATATCGGTCAACACTATATAGACACAACTAATAAGAAATCTTATATCTCTGTAGGTACATCTAGCTCTAGTGACTGGAGTATGATGTCAGGAGTTACTCCATATATACACACTCAATCTAGCCCATTGTCTATATGGACAATAGCTCATAACCTTGGATATAATCCTATAGTATCAATATTTTCATCGGGTGGGTTATCAGTGGAAGCAGATGTACTTAATTTAAATAGTAACACCTTAACGGTATCATTTAATACAGCTTTTGCAGGATTCGCAAGGCTAATATAAAACGGAGTAAAAAATGGCTAAGCCAATATTATCAGACTTAGATTTTAGTAGCGTTTCAAAAATTGTAAATCTTCCTGATGCGATAGCTTTACAATCTCCAACTACACTAGCTCAAGTAAATGCATTGATTGAAGGACTACAAGATAAAGGAACTGCCGTATGTGCAGCTTCTTCAAACATTAACTTAGCATCTCCAGGAGCTGCTATTGACGGTGTTACAATGTCAGTGGGATTTGTATTTTTAGCAAAGGCCCAAACTAACTCTTTTGATTGCGGAACTTATATTTGGAATGGAGCTTCTGTAGTTGCCACTAGAGCTGCAAATATGAACGCTTCAGCAGAATTCAATAATGCTTTAGTTTATGTAACTGGGGGTACTAGTGCAGGAATTACATTTAGACAAACTGCTTTAAACCCTACGGTAGGGACTACTGCAATAGTTTTTATTAATTTTGGTACATCAGTACCTGTAGCTACAACGTCAAGCCAAGGTACAGTTCAAATAGCTACTCAAACTATAGTAGACGCAGGAACAGATACTGCTCAATCAGTTTCTCCTGCTACCCTAAAAGCAGCATCTTTCTTACTTAAAAAATATTCAACTACATTCGGTGATGGGTCAGCTACTCAATATGATATTACTCACTCACTTGGTACTTTAGATGTACATGTAGACGTACAAGTAGTTTCTACTGGTATGTCCGTTATTTGTGATGTTACTAAACTTTCTACTACAGTAGTTAGATTAAACTTCTCATCTGCTCCAGCTTCAAATGCTTTAAGATGTGTGGTTATAGGGTAATTAAATGGCCAGTCCAGTATTAACAAATTTAGATTTCGGAGGGGTTAGTAAACTTACTAATCTCCCCGATCCAATAAACCCACAAGATGCGGCTACTAGAGCTTATGTTCTAGCTAATTCAGGTGGGGGCGGTAGCGGTACAACTTGGGTCGTAAATACCGTAGCAAATAGTACACTAGTACTTACTTCAGCAAGTAATGACGGACAAATATTTACAGGCACTGCTGGAGGACAAATTGTTCAGCTTCCAAATGCAACCACACTAGCAATAGGGAAAATATATTTTCTAGTAAATAAGTCCGACCCACTTATAAAAATTACTAATAGTGCAGGATCTTTTCAAACAATGATTCTTCCCACAAAAGAAGTAAAAGTAATTTTAATAGATAATACAACGGCAGCAGGAATATGGTCTATAGCTTCATATGATATGGACTATGGCCAAGTAAAACTGTTTGAGGATTTTGTTACAGCTAGTACGGCAACACTTACACTCGGTGCTTTAGGGTGGACATTAACATCGGGAACAGTAGCTTCTCAAGCGGTAACTACAGACCAGTTTGGTATAATTAGATTAAACTCTTCAACTGCTAATAACGGTCTAGGTGCATTGAGCTTAGGTACAGTAACTCAGGTTTTAATAAATAATTCGGCAATATTTATAGAAACAAAAATAAGCTTTCCATCTATTGGCGGTACGGCTGCCAATCAATTTAACTTTCATGCAGGGCTGTTAAATGCAACTACGGCAGTTGCTATTGGGTCAAATCCATTAAATGCAATTGGATTTTCTTATCAAGGAAGTGCAGCTACAGCAGGAAATATATTTGGATTTAGTTCAAGTGCAACTTTAACAACTACTATCGATAGCGGTGTTCAAGTTGTAGCAGGAAGTTGGTACAAGTTATCTATGGTTATAAATGCATCAGGAACTCAATCATATTTCTATGTAAATAATGCTTTTATAGGAGCATCTACTACCAATCTTCCGACAGCAATTATAATGGCTCCACAAATAAAAGTATCTGCTGGATCTACAAATGCTGCGGCAAAATCTGTAGATATAGATTTTTATGAAATAAGTAAACTATATGTTAATTCGAGGTAATTAGTGATTGTTTATAAAGTTAAAAACGGAAATAGTGATATTGAGTTTTCAACTCAGGAAGAAGCAAACTATTTTATAGCTCAGAAAGGAATTAATTCTACAGTAGAACAAATCACTAAAGAAATACCTATCGCACAGAGTACAGATATTGCCGACGTAACTCCCAGACAAATAAGGCTAGCGCTGCTTGGAGCAGGTGTTACTGAGGCAATGATTGATAGTGTAATTAACTCCCTCACTTCTCCAACAAAAGAAGCTGCAATGATAGCTTGGAAATATTCAACTATGTTTCAGAGACATAATGCTTTAATTCCAGTTATAGCGGCAATGTTAAATTTTAATAACCAACAACTAGACCAGCTATGGATAGTTGCTAGCTCTCTATAAGGTTAATTATGGTAGTTCAATCAATAATTATTAATTTAACTTGGAGAGTTTCTAAGTTTATTTCAAAAATAAGTAAGCCTGAGCCAAGAGTATCAGATAAAAATTTTAAAATAATAAAAAATGAAATTAAAAATGGAGACGTATTAGTCTCTAGGGTAGAGTGGGAATTAAGCAATGTTGCAGAAAAGATTTTAACTGGATCGTTCTGGGGTCATGCAGCCATATATTTCGACGGATGGGTTTATGAAGCAACTACTAAAGGTGTTAGAAAAATATCGTTAGAAATGTTTTGTTTCAGAAAAGATAGTTTAGGACTTGGTAGACTACAAGGATCTGATTGGACAGATGACCAATGCTCTTTGATGATTAGTTTTTTAAACGATCAACTAGGTGACTCATACGACTTTTCTTTTTCATGGGGAATTGAAAAGAAATGGTATTGCTCGAAGCTTGTATTTTTTGCTTGGGATCAAGCAAAGGCAGAAGAAGCTGAAGCGATAGACTCTATGAATACTTTTGGTCTTAAAAAAGTTACTCCTCAAAATATTTGGGATAGTGTTGTGCAAGTAGTATCTTGCATTAATTAAAAGGTAAATATTATGTTGGTACTACTAGCAGACATGAAAGCATATTTAGGAATTGGAGTAGCAGACACTACTTATGATGGATTCCTAACTCAGCAAATTACGATGTTATCAGAAGCCATTGAAGCATATTGTGGTAGAACATTTAGTTCAACTAAATACGTTCAAACTTTCTATTTAGAAGAACTATTAAATAAAGACAAACCTCTGGATAATTTAACACTACATCACTTCCCGTTAATATCGGTGGAAGGAATAGTAGAGAAATTTTTAGATACGGATACGGGAACTCCTGTTACAGATTTTAGAATAAATAAAGATGTTTCTAAAGTTATTAAAAAACATATTTATGGGAACTCTACTTACAATTTCTTTTGGAGTGGAGCAATGATTGTGGAAGTATCTTATACAGCAGGGTATGTGAGTATACCTACTCCTATAACTCAGGTTATTTATTCCATCGTTCAAGAAAGATACAATAAAGAAAAGAGCGGTATAAATTTAAATTTTGGTCCAGATGTTCAGGGGGTCAGCATTGCTGGTGTAATGAGTATTCAATACGACAGTACACTTAGTAGTAATGATAGAAAAACTCCGTTTGGATCTGTATTGGGAAATAACTTAAACGTATTAGACTATTACAGAAGTGATCGTGCGTTAGTAGGTAGCGTAAGACCAGTTTATGTAGAAAATATTCCATAGGATTTTATGGCAGATAATTTATCAAATGCATTTAATTCTATCCTTAGCTTAATAGCTAGGCCCGCAACTATTGAGAGATTAGGTGGATCGGAAGTAGTGAGTGGTTTTATCCCTCAGCCTTCTGCAAATCTCGTATCCTCAGTATCTGCTGGAGTGGCATATATAAAAGGAAATAGAGTTTCCGTTCAAGATTTCCCTATGACCTATGCTGCAAACAAAGATACCTATTTTGACGTAGGTATGACTGGGATAATTTATACTATAGTTAATAATGGAGATCCTACTCCTGCTTTATTTGCCGACACTTTAAGACTTGCTAAGGTAGTAACAGATGCAACGTCGATTACAGCTATAACTTTCCTAGCAAAATATAAAAGCTTATATGCCATTAGTCCTACTCCAATAAAAATTGCTTCGGCAAATAGTTATAAAACATCCATTTCTCTAGAAGAAACTGCAATATTTAACGGAGAGTTCGTTATATCTAAAAGTGTTTTAGATGCAGTTAATTTCCCCAATATTAAAAGAGGGGATAGAATTCTAGACTCTCAAATTGGGGCCAACTCTGTTACAGAAGTAATTGAGATGATGGGTTTCGGTGGGATAATAATTGGCTACAGGATTCGGTGCGGATAATGGAAGTAGTACTTAAGTATGAAACTGTAGAAGACGGGGTAGTTAAAGATACTAATTATTCTATAAAATCTGACCTTGAGGGTATAGATAATATTCTCTATTTAAGAAATGCTATTAAAACTATTTTCATAGATGTAACGAATGAAGTTTATCAAGAAGAATTAGCAAATGGTTTTGACCCTAAAGCTAATAGGTTTGTTGATAACGATGTTAGAAAAGATTTAGCAGATGTAGAGCCTTTTGGTAAAGTTCAATATGTAGCAAGAGCTGACATGTATGAAATGTTGCTAGATATTTATGAAAGAATACTGGCCACCTCCCCAATACTTACGGGAAGGTATCAAAAAAATAATTTAATATTTTATAACAACACTCAAATTGCAACTGACATGGATGAATTAGTGGCCTACCTAGCAACTAACCCTGCCTTTGAAAGTAAAGATCAAATAAGATTTGTAAATATTTCCCCCTATGCCAGAAAGCTTGAAAGATATGGGATTACCAAAGAGAGAGGGAGCGGCAAGCTTCACTATGCTAAATTAAAAGTAAATAAGAAAAAGAATAGAGACTTATTAGGGTATAAAGAATCTTACCTTCCAAGTGGAGTTTATGCCTTAGAAGCATCTCTAGCTAAAAGAAGATATGGGAAAAACTCTTTCATAAGTTTCTCCTTCATTGACGGAGGAGCTATTAGCGGAGTTTCTACCGACTCAGGTGGATTACCAATAAATAGGTATGTTAACGGAAAAGGTAATGGAAGAAAAAGTAGTGACAGAACTGGGAAGCCATACTTCTACCCTTGCATAGTAATAAATGTAATCGGTGCTGGAATAACTAACGGAGAAACACCTAGTGAGTAGTAAATTTGTTAGAGATGAATTACTAAATTTTATTACTACACAATGTAGTACCGAGAAAGTTGTAGACCTTACTTCTGAGGTAGAGGATTTACAACAATTATTGACTTACCACGAAATTCCGTTGGGTGGGGATTGGACAGGAGTTCATTTTATTGGATCTTCTGAAATTCCAATAGCACTTAACGCAAACAATACCCAAGGAACTTACAAGGAGATTGGGGTAGTCTATATTCATGTCGTGGCACTAGCTAGTTTAGGGGGTCATAACGCTATACTATCTAGGGCAGAGGCAATTAGATCATTATTGCGAGGTAGTAATATAAACTCTATACTAATAGAAAGTGTTACTCCACCAAATTTTGGAAGTGGAGTATCTATAAATTTTGCTGGTGGGTATACCTCTGCATCTTTTATGGTACATTATATGAGAAATTTAAGCCCATAACGATTATACAAGGAAGGTATATAATGAGTTCGTCGAATCAAGTCCGAGTAGTGATAGCTGAAGAATCTGTAGTAGGAGTTCAGCCGTCAAATCAAGCAATTTTAATAGTTCAAGATTTAACATATATTGCAAATGCACATTCAGAAAGTGGTAACTTAATAAGTGTCACTTATACAGGTGGAGCAACTGCTGGAGCTGAAGTAGTATCAGTAGTTGGAAATGCAATTAGCGTTCAAATTTCTGGTGGAGCTTCTACAGCAACTCAGATTAAAGCAGCAATAGATGCTACTCCAGCAGCTATGGCATTACTCTCAGTAGTAGTGAGCGGTGTTGGATCTAATACACAAATTGTTCAATCAATTCTACAACTAGCTGGAGGACTTGGAGATTTAACAACTGTTAGATATACAAGTGAATCTTTCTCAGCAACTCCAACTACGACTCAATCAAAACAGATTAGAACAGATAGAATGTCGTCAGGACAAATTGTAACCTCATTGGCAGTTGCTTCTTCTATGAACTTCGAATTAGCTAAAGAAACAGCAATTGATAAATTAATGTCTGGTGCTATGTTAAATGATTGGGACATTCTGCCAGCAGTAGGTGTGGATTTAACTATTACAGTTACTCCATATATTGTTGATGGTGTAACATACTTTACAAACACAATTACAAGAGCTGTAGGTATTTGGGCCACTGCTTTAGTCGTGGGAGATATTTTAACTTTATCTGGATTTACAAATGCAGTTAACAATACTCAAGTTCAAGTAGTAGAGTTTGTATCTGCTACAGTAATAAGAGTAGTTGCTAAATCTCTTATTTCAGAAGTAGCTACAGTGACATCTGCATATAAGAGAGCAGATAAGTTAACAATCGGATCTCATAAAAAATCTTTTACAGTTGAAAAATCGTTTTTAGATTTAACTAATAAAGCTTTTGTCTATAAAGGTAATGTTTGTTCTTCAATGGCATTAAACGTAGCTTACGGGTCAATCGTTACAGGGTCATTTGGTTTTGAAGGAACTTCTTATGCAGTAGAAGATGCACAAGCTAATTTTGCTAGCTACCAAAAAACTATTGTTCCTCCAGCTACTACTAACTCGTTTAACGGATCAATCGATATGCCGTTTATCAGCTCAAGTGCATTAGGGACTTTAGACTCAGTTAACTTTTGTATTCAATCTCTTTCATTGGATTTAAAAAATAACTACATTGCAGAAAACTGTATTGGTGTAGCCGCTCCAAAAGATTACTCCCCTGGCCAAGCAGCAATTTCAGTAAACCTTTCAACTTACCTATCAGATATTAACTGGCCTGTTTTAAGCAAGAAATTGTCTCAAGACCCTTTTGCAATTGGTTTCGTATTAAAAAATACTAACGGATGGTACGGGTTTTATATGCCAGCAGTTCAGACAAGCTTCGCAGACCCAAGCTCGGCAGGAGCTAACCAGCAAATATCACTAGCAATGAAGGGTGATGCAAAGGTAGGGGCCAATGGGGAAAGTGCTTTAGTTATATATAGGTCCTAGTTTATAGGGTAGATATTGATCTATTTCCATTTATATAGTATCTAGTGCAACAAATGAAGAAATGCATTAGGTGCAACATTACAAAAGAAATGGGGTGCTACCATAAAAATAAAAATAAGATTGATGGTGCTAACCCAATCTGTAAGCAATGTAGGAGTGATAAGTCTAAACTAGATTCTAAAATAAGAAAACGGTTAGACATAAAATTTAAAAAATGTAACGTATGTCTACTGATTAAAGATATAGCACATTTTTCAAAAGACATTACTACTAACGAGGGATGGGCAAGAAGGTGTAAATATTGTAGTAAAATATTTGGGAAAAGGTATCGAGAAAATAACCCAGAAATAACTAAAAAAAATAATAAAAAATTTAAAGAATTAAATCCTGAATACTATAAAGAGTGGAGATTGGAAAATTCAAAAAGCATATCTGGAAGAAATAGGGATTGGTATTCTGCAAATCGTAAGGATAAGTCAGAGAAAAATAAAAAATGGAAGAGAGAAAATCCAGATTCCGTAAGAGCATATAGTGAGAATAGGAGAATTAAGATAAAACTTTCTACTCCGAAATACGCAGACATACGGGCAATAAATAAGTTCAAGAGAAGAGTCCCAGATGATTGTCATGTAGACCATATTATTCCCATCATTAATGAAAGGGTTTGCGGCCTACACACTCTAGAAAATCTCCAATACCTGACTTTCATAGAAAATACTGTTAAAGGGAGTTCTTTTGACGGAACAAATGAAAATGAATCTTGGAGAGAGCTATTAGACCCTATTCGATTCCTATAGATCTTAATTTTAATTGAAATATCTTACTAGTTATATAAAAATACTAGTAAGGCTTTCTATATGTTGCAACAAACCAGTAACAATTCGTTACTATCATAAGCCCTAAATATCGCCCTCATTGCGAGGGCGTATTTTTATCTACTTGGTATTGACTCTATACAATTAAAAAGAAAAAATATCTACTAGTAATTAAGATGGAGGGATCGGTATGAAAACAAATTTAGATTCGTTATTTAAAACTAATGATAAATTCGAATCAGATGGTATCTGGTTTGAGCTAAAAGAAGGAGTAGGTTTTTTAGTTAGGAGATTTGGTGGACTTAACAACACTAAAATGAAAGCTGCAATGACTAAACACTACAAGCCGTATATAAGACAAATTCAGTTGGGTGAATTAGATCCAAGAATTGAAAGAAAGATATTAATAAAACTGTTTGTTGATTCCTCTCTAATTGATTGGAAGGGGATTGAGATAGACGGGAAAGACACCGTATACAATCCTGAAATAGCGGTGTCTTTTTTTGAAGAACTTCCTGAGCTATTTGATGCTCTAACTAAATACTCGCAAGATTATTCTAACTTTAAGGAAGAACTGGGAAACTAATGTCCCAGTGGGTAGGATTCATTTTTAAATGGGGTGATGATATTTCCTCTGGATGGTACTACAAACTACTCGCTGACGGGAAAATTTCAAAGAACGATTTAGAGCCAGAAGTTGATCAATATGCTTTTTATAGGGATTCTTTTATAGAGCTATCTACTTGTAGAGATGGGGAAGGCCCTATCCCCTTTACCTCTATAGCAGAATACTCTAAAATATATAATATAGTTGAAGAAGATTTTGAAGACTTTCACTATATAATCCGATCAATGGATAAGAAACTACTAGTGTGTATAAAAGAAAAGAAAGCTAAAGATAAGGCGTAAAGTATATGGCATCCCAAATTAGGACAATTACATTACAAGTAAAGAGTGATGGAACTGATTCAGTTAACGGTGTTGCAGACGCTTTAAAAAAAGTAGCCAGCAGCTCCCAACAAACTGCCAGTACACTAGACGATTTGAGATCTAAATTTTTAGGACTGGCCGCTGTATTTGGAGTTGGTTTCGGATTTAAGCAATTAACGGATATGGCAGACTCCATGCAACTACTAACTGACAGAATTAAAATAATGTCTGGGTCTTCTGAAGTAGCAGCAGAAACGGTAAAAAAGATAGCTGAAGTTGCAAACTATACGAAAGTTCCAATTGCAGATCTTGGTAGGTCTTTTAATACCATATCCCTAGCCACTAAAGACTTAGGTGCTAGTAGCAATGATGTTCTAGGTATCACTCAGGCTTTATATCAAACATATAGGATTTCTGGAACTACTGCCGAGGCTGCCAGTACTGGGATTGCAATGCTTGGTAAAGGTTTTGAAACTGGTACGATTAAAGGTAGAGAGTTAAATACGATGTTAAAGACTAACCAAGTGTTAGTAAATTTATTAAAAGAAGATGCATTAGCCGCAGGTAAAAATTGGCAAGAAGTTATATCAAGAGGGCTAACTATTTCAGAATTTACGGGAGTATTAAATAAACACTTCGACGAACTAAATTTGAAAGCTGGACAGTTGGGACAAACATTCGGTCAGACACTTACTATAGCAATGAACAAATTTACAGAGAAAGTTGGTGAGGTTAGTAAAGACTTAAACCTAAACGGAAAGTTTGTTATTGCTGTAGATTTTGCAACCGAACATATTAAACTACTTGCAGCGGCCATAGGAGTATTAACGGCACTTCAAATTCCTACCATGCTAACTTCTTTAGGTAATGTAGCTATTAAAATAGCGGCAGCATTTACTCCGCTTACTGCTATAGCAACTGTTATAGGTGGACTAGCAGTATTGGTATCCGATAATTTAAAATCAATTACCGAATATTTTGAAGGTTTTAGACTAAGCACTAATTTAATATTTTCTAAAATAATTGAATCCATAGTTAATAAACTTTCAGAATTTTCAAAAGGAAGAATAGGTAGAGCTCTAGGGTTTGAAAACCTATTTGATGGCCTAAAGGAAAGTGCAGCTAAGGCCAGCAGCGATGCTGTTAAAGAAATGAAAAAAGTTTTAGATGAGAGAAAATTGTTAGCAGAATTAGATGCCAACATTGCTGGAAATAAAGGTGCAGATAAGCCAGATGTTTTAAAAAATGCCCCTGTAATACCTCTAACTTTAGCTCAACAAATCGAAGCAGTTAAATTGGCCATAGGTGCTTTAACATCTAATTTCCAGCAAGGAAAAGTACCAGTAGAAGATTTCAATACAAGTATCCTATCACTCACTCACAAGCTAGATGACTTAAAAATTAAAACAGGATCAATGACTCAGTTTCAAGAAAAATTAGATCTAATAAAAATAGGTCAAGAAAATGTGGCAAGGTCGTTTGAGTCAGGTGGATTAAACCTGGAACAGTTTAGTAAAAAAATGAATGAGTTAAAAATAGAAGAACTTACCGCTAAATTTAATAACGGTAAAATTTCTCTATTCCAATATAAAGAAGAAATTTTAAAAATAAAAGAAGCAGATCTAGGCAGCGAGTTTGAACGCGGAAATATGCTGGTTGCTAAATTCGATGTTGCCTTAAGAGCAATTAAACTGGAACAAATAACTGCTAAATTTGAAGCAGGTAAAGTATCAGCACTTCAATACCATCAAGAAGTATTAAAGCTAGCGGATGATTTTAGGCCAGGGTCTGTTTTATATACAGGAACTGAAGCTTATATTCAATCATCTGGAACATTCGCACAAAACGTATCAAAAAGCATAACGCTAGTTTTCAGCAATCTTGAAACTGAGTTATTCAAATTTACAAAAACAGGTAAGTTTGAATTTGCTAAATTTACTCAGGCGATATTAGACGACTTACAAAAAATTATTTTAAGAGCTGCTATAGTTCAACCACTAGCAAACGGTATTCAAGGTCTGATGTCAGCAGGGTGGGGATCTGGAGGTACTGCAAACAACGGCAGTACGATGAAGTCGTATACTTCACTACCTGACGGCCCAGCTAAAGCGTTGGGTGGGGCATATAATAACGGAATTGAATTTTTTGCTAACGGTGGAGTTGTAAACTCTCCAACTTCTTTCAACTACTCTGGTGGAACTGGGGTTATGGGAGAAGCAGGCCCTGAAGCAATTATGCCACTATCTAGAGATTCATCTGGTAAACTCGGAGTAAAAGGTGGAGGAGTTGTAGTAAATATTATTAACAATTCTGGATCTGAAGTAACTCAAAAACAAACTACAAATTCTGATGGGACTAAAACTATAGATGTAATTATTGCTACAAAAACTAAAGAACTATTTTCAAATGGATCTATGGATAAAACTATGCAATCTATTTACGGCCTTAGCCGTCAAGGAGCGTAACGATGGCTACAGCTTCATGGCCTAGTACATTATCTCAACGTCTAGAGCAATCAAGTTTTAATTTAACTATTCCCAGTTCGTGGATAGAGTCTGCAACTGATGTGGGGCCAAAGAAAAGAAGAAGACAAACCACAATGGTTTATGAAACTTTTACCTGTTCGGTAGTTTTTGAGAAATCTTTATATACAACATTTAAAAATTTTTTCGACGTTACATTAAACGGAGGAGTTCTACCCTTCACATTTCCTCACCCAATAACTCAAGTTACTACTAAGTATAGAATGGCCCAACCAGCAATAACTCCCTTAGGGGGTAATTACTTTACCTTGTCAATGACTTGGGAAGAAGTTCCGACATGAATGTCGTAACACCAGAACTACTGGCCCAGTTTTATAAACAAGACAGTGAAGATCCCTTTTTGATGCTGGTAACTCTAACACACTCTAGTTTTACTTCTCCTCAATACTTAGTAAATAATCGAGTTGATATAACTTCAAGAAGTAATTTATATATTGCTTTCCCAATGAAAATTACATTACCTGCTGATGACGGCACAACTACCAGACAAGCTAAAATAACTTTTGATAATGTAGGACTAGATTTAATAGGAAAGCTAAGATCTATTACTACGCCCATTTCTGTAAAGATAGAAATGGTATTGGCCTCTAATCCAAATCAAGTTCAAATTGAACTTACCGATCTACACATTAGAAATATTTCTTATAATAAATCTACTATTTCTGCCACACTTTCAATGGACGATTTCTTAAACATTGGGATGACCAGTGAGCAATATACACCGCAAAATTTTCCTGGAATTTTTTAAGGAGAATTATTGACTCCGAAATACTCCAAACTTATTGGTATAAGTTATTCTGAACTAAACTGCTGGGATATAGCCAGAGAGTTTTACCTATTGACATACGGCATAGAGTTAAAAAGGTATTATGACGACCTGCCATCTAGTAGAGACACTACAAAAAATTTAATATACACTAATATTGGAGACTTTATAGTTGTAGATAATCCTGAATTTGGGGATATTGTATTGATTAAACTTTTTGGAGTGGAGTCACATATTGCAATTTATCTTGGAGATGGGAAGATGCTCCATACCTCTATTGCTTTAGGATCTCATATTGACTCTATTAATAAGTGGAAAAAATTAATTGTAAATTATTATCGAGTTGTAAATGATTAAATTAAAATTAAATGCAATCTCAAGTAATGAGATTGAAATAAAATACGAAGAGAATGAAACTCTAACTGAGCTAATAAGCAGATCTCTCCAAGAAAATAATTTAAATCCAGATGATGATAACGTATTAAAACACTTTACCGTATTGGTAGATGGGGTTGTAATACCAGCAGGTTTTTGGGAATTTTGTGCAGTAAAAGAAAATTCTAATATTTTAATAGCTCCCGTTATTAGAGGTGGAGAGTTTGGACAAATGTTCAAACAGGTAGCAATACTGGCAGCAGTAGTCGCCGTATCTGTATTTCTAGGACCAGAATTTGCAGTGGACAATCCTTTTACATACGCTTTTGCAATGGCAGGTACTGGGATAGCAGCGTCTCTTTTAATGAACTCTCTTATTCCCCCACCATCTCTTGGTGGAAGTAATCTTGGACTCGGTAGTAATGCTGCGAACTCTTCTCAAATGTATGCCATTACAGGACAGGCCAACAATATTTCTAAGTTTGGAAACGTGCCAAAAGTCTACGGTACATTTAAAATGTTCCCAATGATAGCTGCTTCTCCCTATACGGTACTAGAGACTAACCCAGCAACTGGAGATTTAGTTCAATATTTCTACGCTATATACGATTTTGGTTTTGGCCCTATAGCTCCAATCAGTGAAGGAAATATTTATATAGGGAATACTCCACTAAATAGTTATACAGGTTACAGCTTCAACTTCTTCGATTTAAATAAACCTGCGATCTCTACTGGAGTTTGGGATGATTTTGTTTCATCCGATATGAAGTGGTACAAAGGGCAAGTCCATACAGACTCCACAAATATAGTTTTAAATAAAAACTTAAGTGATGCAGGAGTAGTTTATTCTGAATATGCAGCAGAAAGAAACTGCCAAGCCAATCCAAATAACTATCTTCAAGAAATAAGTATAGATTTTGTTTGCCCTAGTGGGCTTTACGCCATAGATACTCAAGGTACTAGGCACGACAGAACAATAAATATGAATATTATTTTCTGTAAAGTGGGAGAGGATTTTAACACCCAAGGAAAGGCATATAACGATCTAACTTACGTATCCAGCTACAGTCATCTTGGAGGGTCTGACATATTTTTCTCTGACTTAACATTTGATGAATCAGCAGCAGATGCTACACAAACTGGAACTTATACTTCGGCTAGATATTACAATCAAGGAACTTCTATTGTTTACGCTTGGGTGCATCCTTCAAACCCACCTACTGCTAAAAAACCTATCGTAGGAAATTACGTATTTTTGGGTGGGGAATTCATAGGAAGAATAGCATCTTTCCACAACCATTCCGACTATAATAATACCTCTTCCCCAGCTTTCGGCACTGTAGTAATTGTTTTGGATAGGCCGCTAACAAAAACTTATTACATTATAATAACTGTACATGTTCCTTCTGGACTAATAACTGTTAACTATCCACTTACTCAGAGACAGATAGCTCCAGGTGGGGATTCTAACATTACTGGAAGTAATAATGCTCCAGTGTATGCAACTTTTAAATTTGCTCCAAAAGAAGTTGGAGAATATAAAGTAAAGATTACTAGAGCGTCTTCAACCTCTTCGGCAACTTTTCAAATAGTAGATCTACTTACACTTTATGAAGTGGTTACACGATTTGATACAGTACCTATTATAACTAAAAAAAGACACTTATTTTTAGAGTTAAAGATAAAAGCAACTGGACAATTAAATGGAGCTATTCAGAATTTATCTGCGGTATGTACATCTGTTTTAGATGTTTATGATACTACCACAAATACATGGGTTAAAAGACCTACAAATAATCCAGCTTGGATTTTTGCAGATTTATTAACTGGAGAAGTAAATAAAAAGGCCGTAGCGAAATCTCGATTAGATATACCCTCCCTCCTCGAATGGGCAAACTATTGTGACCAAGTACCTACGGCCCCAATTGGATCTACATACACAATGCCTAGATTTGAGGCAAATTTTATTTTAGATTTTAATACCACACTACAAAATATTTTAAACTCAGTGGCTAACTCTGCTCAAGCAAGTTTGAACATCATAGATGGAAAATATGGAGTATTAGTTGATAGGTTAAAGACAGTTCCAGTTCAAGTTTTCACTCCAAGAAACTCTAGCAATTTCGCATCTGCAAGAAATTATCCCGACTCTCCCGATGCAGTTAAAGTAACATACATCGATCAAAATAGTGCATGGGCCTCTTCAGAAGCAATTGTATATAGTGATGGATTTAACTCTTCCAATGCAGTAATTTTTAATCCATTACCTTCTTTTGCTTGTACTAATTATGAGCAAGCTTGGAGATATGGCCGCTACATGATGGCCCAAAATATTTTAAGACAAGAGCAAATTTCTATTACGGTAGATTTTGAATATTTAGTTTGTAGTCGTGGGGACTATGTTCAAATAACTCAAGATGTGATGATGGCAGGTGGGCAGCCAGCTAGAGTATCATCTGTAAGCGGAAGTACAATTACTACAGATGATGGAGTTACTACTGAAGTTGGAGTTAGTTACGGCTATGTTGCCAGAACGGTTTCAGGAATTGTTACTAATACTTTAAGTGTAGTTAACTCTAAAACTTTTATTGTAAATGGGACTATCCCAAGTGAGGGAGACTTAATTGTAATAGGTAAAGTTGGAGAGATAGTTTTAGACTGTATCGTTAAGGCGATAAATCCTTCCTCTGATTTAACGGCACAATTACTATTAGTAGAAAAAGCAGATGGAGTTTACGCTGCTGAATCTTCAATGATTCTTCCAGCATACGTTCCTCAAATCACTAATTCATTAGTAGAAGGCATTACTCCTCCTGGTCCAGTTAGAAGTTTAGAAGTACTAAGTAACTCTTGGTATTTTACTGGAAGTGGGTATCAATATTTTGTAGACCTAGATTGGAATTACCCTACAACTGGTGGGACGTATGAAGCGTATGAAGTTTACGTAAATAGCGGAACAGGTTTTGACTTATACGGTGTAACAAGGAACGCAAACTATCGTGTGCTAGTGGACTCAACTAAATTAGGTACACTATATAGTTTTAAAGTTTTAGCGGTAAGTGCAAACGGAACTAAGTTAGATCTAGGAGCCGTTACAGCAGTAACCTGTACTCCAGTTTCAAAAACTACCCCACCGAGCGATGTATTGGCCCTCTATATAAATATAACTAGTGAGGTTATTCAGTTTACTTGGCCGCTAGTTTTAGATACCGACATAAAACAATATTCAATAAGATATTCTCCTTCTACAAATGGGTACTGGGAGTCATCAACTCAGCTTTTAAAAACTGGTAGTACAAGTATTATGGCCCAGGCCCAGGCCAGAACTGGAACGTATTTAATTAAGGCGATTGATTGGAATGGAAACGAATCTAATTCTGCGGCATTTGCAATAACATCAATTCCAAGTTTGACAAACTTAAATCTAATATCTCAGATAGATGACTTCCCAACATTAACGGGAGTATTCGATAAGACATATAAACTGGGAAATGAGCTGTTAATTCAAAATAAAGTTTCTGGTGGGATAACTACTAATGAATACTTTTCAGATGGGTATTATTACTTCGACTCACTACTAGATTTAGGTGACATTTATACAGTTAGGTTACAGTCTTCAATATTGGCATCTGGTTTTACAGTTGCAGATTTAATGTCAAGTTGGACTCCACTAAGCACTATGGCATCAATTAGTAGTTCTAGAAATACTGATTGGGATGTAGAAACACAATATCGTGCAACCAACACTATAAGCACACTAGCTAATTGGGGGTTGCTTAGTACTGTAGATACAATGGCACTAGGGTCTTCTAGTGCATATACTGAGTGGAGGTCTTTCTCCATTGGTGACTTTACTGGGAGAGTGTTCCAATTTCGATTACACTTAATCAGTCTTAAGGCCAGCACAACTCCAAAAGTATCAGATGCAAAAATAGTAGCCAACATGCCTTCACGCACTGACATATATAATAATGTTATATCCTCTGCTTCTACTCCTACAGTTATAACTTATTCAACTCCCTTTAAAGGGCCAGGTACTTCTCCCAATATACAAATCACACAAGATGCAGCGCAATCTGGAGATAGATACGTTATATCTAGTAAGACACTTTCTAGTTTAGAAATTATATTCTATGATGTATCTAACGCACAAGTTAGTCGTCAATTCGATTTAGCGGCTAGGGGATGGGGTGCTAGAAGCACAAATACTATATAGTTACTATTAGGAGATATATAAATGAGCCAATCAATATTTACTTCATTAAATCCTTATGTTGAATCGGGAATAGATCTAGCGACAATACTACTTAACTTTAAAGATGCTATTGTTTCAGGAATGAGTGGCACTTCTAGACCATCTGCTTTACAGGCAGGGGGATGCTGGGTTGATACCACAAATGACCCCACTTCATGGACATTAAAAATATACACTGGATCTATTGATATACAACTTTTTACAATAGATTTAGGAACTGGATCTGCATCCATATCAGCTACTAGTAGTTTATTCCAAATTACAAAAAGTAGTAATGATTCAGTCGGAGCAGTACTAAAATTATTTAAGAAAAGACCTAGCGGAAACCAGACAAAATCTGGAGATATTATAGGTGAAGTAGATTTCGTAGGAAATGACGATGCAGATACTCAAAGACTACAAGCTAGAATAAGATCTTTATCTCAAAATGATGTAACAAGTTCTGCCTATGGGTCAAAAATATTATTTGAAGGTGTAACTTTAGGAGCATCTACACTTTCTGAGTGGATGCGGTTGATAGACGGTAAAATGGGAATTGGTACTCAATCCCCAGAGGAAACTCTTCACGTAACAGGAACTGGTATAAAAGCAGAACATGCTAGCGACGATACAGTTGGAGTAAAAACAATTCTTAGAAAGAAAAGAGTAACTGGTGTTGGCCAAGTTCAGAGTGGTGACACAATTGCAAAACAATCTTTCACCTCTACTAACGACACTGGGGCAGAAGTTGAAGTTGCTAATATAGAAGTTCTAGCTACAGAAAATCATACTACACTGGCCAATGGGTCTAAGGTAATTTTTAGAACTAAAAATATTGGAAGCACTACTTTTGTAGATCAAATTACAGTTGATGGTACTAGTGTAGATATTCCAAATTTAAAAATTGGGACTCTTACTAACACTGAACTTAGTTATGTTCATGGAGTAACTAGTGCTATTCAAACTCAATTAAACTCTAAAGCAACTCCAGCAGATATCACAACTGCAATAAATGCGTTAATAGCTTCTGCTCCAACTGCACTCGACACTTTAAACGAATTAGCAACGGCCTTAGGTAACGATGCCAATTTTGCTTCTACGGTTGCAACTGGGTTAGGAAATAGACTAAGAGTAGATACAGCAGCTCAAGGATTAACTGGAACTCAGAAAACAAATGCTAAAACTAATATTAATTTAGATAATGTACCTAATGTGGATGCTACAGTAGCTTCAAATATTACTCAAGATTCTACTCATAGATTTACTACAGATGCTCAACAAACGGCATGGACAGCAAAACAGTCTGCACTTACCGCAGGAACAGATTATTTAGCTCCAACTGGAAATGGTAGTGGGTTGACAGGGCTAACTAAAACTCAAGTAGGACTTTCAAATGTTCCGAACTTAGACACAAGCAATCCTGCAAATATTACTCAAGATGCGACTCATAGATTTGCTACTGATACAGAGAAAGCCACTTGGAACGCCAAACAGTCTGCTTTAGTGGCAGGCACTGACTACACAACTCCTACAGGAGTAGAAAATTTAACAAATAAAAGTATTCAAAATCCAAGTAGACTTGACCCTAAGAAGGATACAAAAGCTAACTTAACTACATACGCAACTACTGCTCAAAACGGGGAGTTAGTTTGGGCCAGTGATACTAAAGAATTTTTTACTGTTAAGGATGGAGCTCTTAGTGCAGTAGGTGGGGGAGGAAGCGGAGTAGGGTCAGTAGATATATTATCAACAGATCAAGCAGACTCTTCTACGTTAACTGACTACACTCAAACTGGACTTGAATTAGTAACTGCTCCAGTTCTTCACGGTACAAAATCATTCAGACTTCAACATTCAACTTCAATTAAATCTTTCAAAAAAGTAATTGCAGTTGATAAAAAGTTTAGAGGTAAAAACTTAACATTAAATTTAGACGTAGTTTCTTCGGCTACTTCAGGAAATTTAAACATATTAATTTCAGATGAAACTAACGCTACAACTTTAGCAGCATCTCAATCAATAGCTACAAACTCTCAAGCTTTAACGGCTACTACAGCTAATACTTCTACCTCTCTTACGGGAATGACTACAAGTGCATTTAATACACTTAAAGTAGGTATGGTAATTACAGGTAGTGCTATTCCAGTTGGTACAACAATTACAGCTTTAAATACTTCTACATTAACAGCTACTCTATCTCAAGCCGCTACAGGTGTTAGTACAGGTATTAGAATTTCAGATTTAGTGAATAGAAAGTCATTTAGTTTTGACGTACCAGCTAATTGCTTAAGTATGTCTTATACTATTCCAAGTGTAGTTGAAGCTAATACAGAATCATATTTAGATGATATTGTAGTACAATTAACAGCTACAGCTTTAACTAGTACTAGTATTACAATACCTGTAATCAATGATTTTGATTGGACTTCTTTTACTCCAAGTTCTCCCAATGGTTCTTTTGGTACAATGTCTGGATTAGATTGTTATTATAAAAGAAAAGGTTCTGATTTATATGTTAAATTTAAAGGGACTTCTGGGACTACGCTTGCTGCTGAAGCTCAAATATCTCTACCAGCAGGTCTAACTTCAACTGCATTTTCTACAATACGATATGCTGGAATACTAGTTAGAGCAAACTCCGCAGCAGTATCTAATTATGTTTTAATTGAACCTTCTAAAAGTTATTTTACATTTTCTATGCAAGGAACAAGTAATGCATCTCTTACAAAGGCAAATGCTGGATCAATGATTGCAAACACTGAAGCGTTTTCTTTTGAGACAGGGCCAATACCCGTACAAGGATGGAGTGAAAATAATTCTACAACTACTACAATCCCTCTTACTTCAGCTCAATTAGTTCAGACTCCTGATAGTTATATGGCATTAAATGGATGGACAGGTTATGGATCAACAAATACTGGAGTAGCTAGACTTACAAATTTAGCATCAAATACTGGATCAGATATAAAATATGTATCTGATTCAGTATTCGGAGATAGTTGGACTGCACTTACTGCTGGAACTTATACTTTAAATTACTCTCAACTTGCCGACACTTCTACAGGAACTAACGTAGCTTTCACATTAAACTCTGCAAGTTTAACTATAGCTGGATTTTCTTCAATACCATCGGCATCTATACTAGATATAGCTGGATCAAATAGTATATCTTCTACAAGGCTCCCTCAAAAACTATCATGGACAGGGTACTTAAATGTAAACGACATTATAAGAATACAAACTGATGCTGCAACTACTCCGTATGTTGTCGCTCCAGTACATTTCTCAATCTCTAAACAAGGCTCCCTGAAACAACTCAACGTATCTTCAGACTCTAAAATCACCATACCAACTCACCAATTAAGATTTGAAGGTGCTAGTGCTAGAGGAAGTACAGATACTTTTATCGTTAAATTTGATACGCAAGCCATTACTCAAGGTGATGCTTGGACAATTATTGGTACACCTTCTGTAAATGGTACAGTAGTACAGATGAATAAAGCTGGTAAACTTTCAGTACAAGCAAACCTTCTTGGTGTGGCTGGTATGTTTACTTACATATCTAAAAATCAATCTATATTAACTACCACTCCAACAACTTCTGAATTACAATGTAGAGGGAGTGTCTATGCTTTAAACTATCCTTCAATAATGTCCTGTACTTTTGATGTTAATATTGGAGATAAAATAAGAATAGGTGCTGATGTAGCTCCTACCGCTAATGCTTTAAATATACTATCTCTATCTTTAACAGAAACCTCAATCCCAGCAAATTTTTCAAATGTTTTACCACAATGGAGTCAGTCGGATTCTTGTGTTCAACTACGTACTGCAAACGGGTATGGGAGTACTAATACAAAAATTAGAAGATTTAGCAATATGGTACAGAACTTAGGTAGTGATGTTATCTATACAGACGATGCTGCATTAGGTGGATATTTTAAAATAAACGTAGATGGTAATTTTAATATTTCTTATACTGACTGTTTTGTTGGTGGAAATATGTTGGGGATAACTAAGAATAGTTCAGAGGGAACTATTTCTCCTCAATCATTAACAGTTCCATCTTCATTGTTGGCAGCATTTGCTATCTCAGCGGCAAACTTACCTGGCGAAGTTTCGTGGTCGGGGCAATTAAATGCTGGAGATATAATACGTGCCCATACTGAAGGAACGGCAACTGGTTCTAATGGAACAGTGGAAGCTAAATTCACTATCTCAAAAGTCGGTAAGCCTAATTTAACCTCAGTAGACGTAACTCCTTTTGTGAATATGAAGATTACTGATACTCAGAGTTCATTTTTAAGTTCTAGTACAGCATTCGGTACTGCAATTATTAGTGGAGCATTGACTCAAAATTCAAATACTGGAATATATAAATATGATTCAACTACGGGTATATATACTGCTTTAAAGAATGCCAATGTTAACGTAAGTGCCTCTCTAGGGGGAGTGAGTGTTGCATTTGCTCAAGTTTATAAAAATAGTACGGTGATGGCACAAGGATGGTCTGTAGCGACTAATAGTTATATAGCATCAGCCTCAGCTAGTTTTGAAGTTGTTGCAGGGGATACTTTTTATGCTAAAAACGGAAATAGTACAACAACGTCTAACTTAGTTACAATTCTTGCCACAGCCGATAACAACGCTACAGCATCCCCAACTCAACAAGTAAGTTCAGATACAATGAGTTTTGTGTTTAAGACTACTGCTATTACAACTTCGGATGCTATAGGTACTTTTAATACTTATTTAAAAAATGCTTCTAATAATTTTGCAACAGTTTTAAATACAGTAGCTCCTACTCAAACTACTTCTAGTATGAATACAAATGGTATATTAGTAACTGGAGTAGGTTATACTTCGGCTTCTACTACTGCACTTCCAACTAGATTTGATATTATGATCGGTACTGGATTACAATCTAGACAAGTAGATGCTTTTTTCGGTACTGGTAAAATAAGTCCTTCATCATATGATTATAGACAAGGAAATTCAGGTTCCGCATATACTGGATGTATTCATAAATACTCTCCTACTACAGGGATATTGACAATAGAAGTTGAAGTTCCTTATGCATCAATTACAGGAATTGACTCCACTGTTCTTGGTAATGGATATTTTACTTTTACAGCTTCAAAATCACCTAGTTTAGTTTCGCTACCTAATTTAATGGTTAGAACAGCATCTATCACTGGACAGTTTACATCTGGGGCTTCAGGACAAGCATCTGTAGCAGGTACTTATGTATCACGGTATATAAATACTTTAAAAGATGCTACAGGAATAGTTTTAAATCCTAGTGCTTTTACTGGTACAGGAGGAACTAATACTGATTTCCAATTAGGTGCTGGAACTTATAAAATAATAGCTAGAGCTGCTGGATACAATGGGTCTGCTACAGTAGTAGTAAAACACAAAATAAGAAATACTACTGATGGTATTGATGTTGTTACTGGAGAAGCGGTTAGAATAACTCCTGGTATTGGATGTGCGGATTCTTTT